TAACCTTACCTAGCGGAACACCTTTGTGAAAGTCTCCTGAGATAAGATAGTTTAGTGCATATGATCCTGTTGAAATCCAATCAGTAGGATCGTTAAATCCAGCACTCATGCCTGAGATACTTTTAGTTAAGTCCTTGCGGAACTTACTAACATCAAACGATTTAGCCATTAAATTCTCCTATAAAGCTGTAAAGTAAAAAGGGTTGCAATCTGCAAAAGCAACCCTTTTCAGTTGCCCTTAACCTTGACGTGAGCGGATCATTGCAAGAATGTCCTGTGCGCCGCCACCTTCTGCAGGTGCTGCTTCTGCCGCTGGAGCAGGTGCTGGTGCTGCTTCTGCCGCTGGTGCAGGCTGTGCTTCTGGAGCAGGTGCGCTTTGACTTACAGCAGTAGCTTGTGGGCTTGCTTCTTTCTGCGGATCGCCTGTACGTGCTTGCATGCCTGCAGGACGGAAGTAGTTGCTCCAACGTTCTGCATCATATGCTTCGCCATCTACTGACGCTTCAAACATTTCCTGCATTACTTTTACAGCAGTTGCGTCTGGCTTTTTAGGAAGGAATTCACTTAGATCAAAAAGACCATGTGTGTTAACAGCATTCATCTCTGCATCATTCAAAGGACGCTCACGACGTGCCCAGTTAGATGTGCCGTAGTCTGCATATCCACCTTTTGATGTTTTGTTAAGACGGAAGTCTACACCAGCAGTATAATCTGTTGGCAGTTCTTCCATGTCTGGATCCATCAATGCTGCTTTGATAATTTGGAAGATTTGTGGACCAATAATAAAGCGACGAATTGGATTCTCAGGCGCTTCATCTGTAGTCAACGGATTGTCAGTTACAAACCCTTGGAATACGTATGAACGCTTTTTCCAATACTTACGACCCATGTCTTCTAGTGAAGGATCTTTAAACCAACCACGTACTTCTTGTAGGATAGAACAGCTTTCGCCATACATTTCCATACACGGAACTTGTACTTGTACTGGACGTGAATCTGTTTCGCCTTTGATACCAGCGAACGGAAGTTTGATCATCAAACGTTCTGCCCAAAAGAAAGTGTTGTCTTGGTTGCCATCAGGAAGGAAACGGAAAGTTGCGCTTTCACCTTCTTTGATATTCCAGAATGGGTAAATTGGGTTTGGACCAGTTGGACCTTGGTTGCCGCCTGTGCGGGCTTCTTGTTCTTTGAGCTTTGCTCGGATTTCTGCTAATGATGCCATAGTGCCTTTTCTCCTAAATGTTATGCCTATGTGTAGAACAACTTATGTTGCTCTGTGCCTTTATATGTTATAGCACAGTATTAATAATAACACCGTCTACAACGTTCGTCAAGTCTTTTTTGAAAGAAAAAACATAAAAACTTATGAGTGCTAGCAGATTAACGTAAACCTGCTAACTCTCTCATTCTGTCGTAATCGTCATTTATTTCGTGTGCAGTGCCTTTGTCCATTTTTACAGGATGCATTTTGCCTGATCCTTTGGGATATTCAAATTCTGTTTTGTGTGCTCTTGCTGCTGCCGCTGCTGCCTGTGTAAAGTTTTCGTCTACTTCATCTTCCATTTGCTGTGGCTGTGAGCGCATCTGCCACTCGTCAAACTTTGCTGTGATTTGTTCAATAAATGCCTTAGCAGGTTCTATGAACTGCTCGCCATAATCTTTTTCAATCATTGTTAGTACTGCTGTTTCGCCTTTAGGAAACACGCCTGTCTCTCTATCAAAGTAACTTAGTATAAACTCACCGATTGGGGTTTTTTGTTCTTTTGGCTCTTCAGTGCCGTCGTCTTCTTTTTTATCAAAGTCGTGTGCATCTATATACTGCATTACAGGATATAATGTGTTTACTATTTGATTACCAAAACGTGCATTTTTGCCTGAGCCTGGTTGAGTTTCTAATTTCTTTGCTTCTTTACGCAATGCCATCATAGCATCGATTGCTTCTTGAAACTTTGGATCTATACCTTGAAATCCGCTTGTTCTTGCTTCAATCCAAGAATAAACATCCCATACTTCATTAGCATACTCGTTTGCTAGGTTGCCTTCATACTCACCGTCACCTGTTTCGATCTTTTTGCCTTTACCACGTAATACACCTAGTGCGTCACTGGCGTCTTTGCTTGTCTTAATCATTGCTTCTTGTACATTGCCTTCGTTTGTGTCACATTCGCAAGGTGCGCAATTACATTCTTCGCACTCTTTTGCTTCTGCAAACTGACCCATCATTTCTTCAAAGCCTTGCTCAAGTGCAATTTCTTCTTTAGTACGTGTTGTTTTGCTGTTATTTGTTTCGTCTACTTCTTCGTCTTTACTATCTTCTGACACTAAGTCATTTGGTCCTAGTTCTTTGGCCTTAGTTGCTTCACTAACTAGTTTGTAAATGTATGGAAATACATCTGCTAGTTCTTCATTAAACTGTTTGATAGTTAATTGGTCAATCCAGTTTTCTTTAACATCTGCTGGTACATCTTCCATCATTGGTGTTTCAAATGCTGCAACAGTTTCTGCATAGTATGCTGGCTTTTGAAGTGACTCAATTGTTTTCTTAACTGTAGCAATACGCTCTTTAACAACATCTACATACCCTGCGAGACTTTCTGCCATTACAGCACTGCGTCCCATGTAGTTTTTAAACTTGCGTAGTTTGCCCATTTCTTCTGATAGGCCTACAATGTGCTTACCAAAGTCATCATATGTGTTGCCACCTTCTGCTACGTGACGTGCCATTGCTCTTGCACCACTTAGATGCTTGTATGGATAACGGAATCTTTCGCCGTCTGCACTTTCAATGTAAATCTTACCAATTTTTTGTGTGCGTCCTGTTGCACTTTCTTGATTGATGTTTTCAGTATGTTGAATTACAATACGTGCTTCGCCTACTTTTTGGTAACTAATTTTACTTGTGCCGTATAGTTTTGATTCTGTCATTTGTCCGTCCTCAGGAGTTTTCGCTAAGAATTTATAATCTCTTTTATTTAAATTTGACTTTGTAATATCTCTTACGCTGTAGTCTAACATACGCTTTTTGCTAAACACACGTAGTTCTTTTAGGAAATCGTACCACGCATCTTGTGTCATTTCGTCTTGATCTTCCATAAAGTCTTTGCTATAGATAACAGTTAGGCCTTCATCTTCTGAAATACTTACACTTACTTTACCTAGTCCATTATAGTCAAAATCAAAGAAACGTGCCATAGTCGGCTCGTTGGTAACTGTTCCAGTTTCGTCACCTATAGTAACTTCTGGAAAACGTCCTCTAATTTTATTAAAAAGGTCTTCGCCTATTAAGTCAAATTCTTGCATAATGTATTTATCCGCTTGATTAAAAGTTTGTGCTTATAAAGATAGGCATAGGTGCTTCATAATCTTCTTGATCTTCTGCTTGTGTAAAGGTATTATAGATTCGTGGATCCCAGTCTTTGAGTACAGCCATCATTCTCAGTGCCAATAGTGTAGCACTCACTAGATCGTCTCCCATTCCACTTTTAGCTTGATAACTTGAACCTGTTGCAACAAATCCTTTTAGTTCTGATAATAATGGTTTACTATGAATAGTCATTTTGTCGTTTTCAATCATAGTTTTTAATCTACTACACGCTGTGATTTTAGTACCATGTGTAGTGTTAAATCCCTTGCGGAACTTTCTTACATGTCCTTTACGCATAGGCTCACTTACAAACAGGCCTGGAATGTTTTCTTCACCGAAGTCGTTAATAACCAGCAAACATGCTTCACCGATGCCGTTGTTCTCTACACTCCAATATATACCGTTTGTGTTATTAGTTTCTTGTTGTAGGTATTTGCATATGTCTGCAAGCACTCTTACCTGACCTGGAATAGCAGTTTGGTTGTGTTGCCATTCTGCTACTTGTTCATATGACGGTAATTCAAACACTTGTATAGCAGCATTATCGCCGCCTGTGCCCATACTAGGATCTAATGCAACAGCATATGTGTATTGTGGACTTGGCTTTTTATACCAACGTGTTTGTCCCATGTTGAGTATAGGCGAAGCACCTTCCATAACAGCAAGTTTTAAACTGTTGATTAATGTTTCGTCAAATACTAGGAATTCGCAACCGTATTCTCGACGGAACTTTTCTTCACCAATACGTCCAATCTCTTCTTCTTTCCACTTGTCGTCTCTGTCAGGATGTTCGTCCCACTGTGCAACAAAACTGTGAAAGCCGTTTGATCCTAGTTCTTGTTCGTTGCCATGTGCATCAAACTTTTCTTCTGCTTGTTTCCAAATAGTAGCAAATGTATCTTCGTCACTGTTAGGTGTGCTAGTAATAATAGCACGACCACCTGTTGCTAGTGTAGGCGAAATTGAAGTCCAAAACTCTTCGGCAATGTTAGGTTGCACAAATGCAAACTCGTCGCAGTATAGTAGCGAGATTGACATGCCGCGTCCTGTGTTGCCTGTTGTAGTCTGTGCTACAATACGTGATCCATTTTCAAATTCAATTGATTGTTTGTTGTAACTTGTAACACCTGCTCTAATATGATCAGGGCAAGTTTCATATACAAAACGTATGCGTGACATAATCTCTTGCGCACCTGTGTACTTGTGTGCAGCAACAAGAATAGTTTGATCTGGATTAAACATAGCATACCATGCCAAATAGATACTTGCACATGTGGTCTTGCCTGTTTGTCTAGGCATCATGTTAATATTAAAGCGATAGTTGTGATAGCTGTGCATCAATCGTAACTGATACTCAAACGGATCGAACAACAACTTGCCTTTAACGGGGTGTTGAATAAAAGCAAACTTGCGAGCAAAGTACAAGTATCCTTCATTGGGATCCATGCATTTCATCAAGTCTTCAACTTGCTCGTTTGTATATGTTTCTTGTTTATTGGCCTTCTTAATTAAGACGCCGTCCAATGATGCTGCCATATTGTATTTAACCTATTATATCGTCGTAATAACCAGTGTCGAATCTTAGGTCGAACAGTCTACGGCGATCTTGTTGAATTAAGATGTGTGTAGGTGCAGCATACTCGCCGTATCTTGGTTCGCTCCACAGCCATTCGTATTCTAAACTAACATCTAATTTGCTGCACAGTTTCTTTAAACGTCTACGATTGTAGTTAGGAACAATATACACAATAGCTTGATTGTTGCCCAAGTGTTCCCATTCGCCTGTCCATTGAGTAATTTTAATTTCGCTCTTTTTCCATGCTGCTGCACTCCATGGACAAACAGGTTTTATACTATCAAAATATGCGGACCAATCAATATCGTGTTGTGTCATACAGTTATTTACTCAAGAAAATAGGACCCGAAGGTCCTATTTGGCGTAACCCCACCGTAGTTTATTTTTTCTTGCCGCGGCCTCTGCCAGCCATTAGCTTGTCTTTGCCGCGTCCGCGTCCAGCCATTACTTTGCCACGACCTTCAGTAGTTTTGGTATCTTTTTTACCTTTGCCGAGATCGTCTTTGCCTTTGCCGTCTGCTGCATAGTCTGGCACCATTTTTCCATCTGGGCCTTTGACCATAGTCTTTTTCTTTTCAGTTAATGCTGCATACAATGCTGCTTTGATATTTTCAACAGCCATTGGATTGTCGCCATCTTGTGTAGCAGCATATGATTTCTTTTTACGGTTTAGATCATTGCCGTCTGGGATAGCGTCACGCATGTCACCGTATTGTGGATCAGGCTCGTTAGCATAATCTTCTTCTTCAACGCTTTCTTCTGCTTTCTTTAGTGCATTGTTGATGTCGTCAAGATGCTGTTGCGCCATCATCATCTGTGTTTCATCGTAAAATTTTTCGTGTGCGCCGTCGCCGCTGGATTGCATATTCTTAATACCAGCTTCAGCTTGGGCTTTCATTTTCAACAGTTCTTCACGGCTCTTACCGTCGTACTGGCCTTCTTCGACTTCTTCCATATCTGCTTCAGCGCCGCTAGGAAGTGGCATTTCTTTATCGTCAAAGCCTGGTTCATCCATCATTGCTGACAAACGTTCCATGTCCATGCGTGGTGAAAGCATTTTAGCACCTACTGGTTCTGCACCACCTAGTCCTGCATTTTTCATCATGTCTAGTAGATCTGCAACATGTTCTTTACCACTTGCGTTCATACTAACATTTACTGTTACTGGATTGCCTTTGTCCATTTCTGGTGCAGGTAGTGCTGCTGCTGGCATTTCTGTCATTCCACATTCTTCAATGTGATCCATCGATTCTAAAAGTTTTTTCATATCCATAATTTCAGCCTCCTACAACTGCTTTAGTATTCTCTGCATCACCAATATCAGATGATTCTCCAACTGGAGCACCTTCTGCACCACTGTGTTCATTTTCCTTGCGAGCAGTTTCTAATTCTTTTAATAAACTCATTACACGATTGCCTGCTACATCTTCTTGTGCAGTTTCTCCGCCCATGTCTTCTTTGGTCAACATAGCTTCATACGGAGTATCGTCTTTCATTTCTTGATATTCTTCTCTTGGATCGTTTGCATTGCGTACAATAATGTATGCCTGATCAACGCCGCAGCATTTACCTACATACTCTTGTAGTACTTGACTTGTAGTTGGATATTCAACAGCAACTTCAAAGTATGTTACTTCCATATTTTGTAGTTGTGGGAAATCTAGTGGACGTTCTTGAATTGGAGTTTTCTTTCCTGACGTCATATTAGAAACATTAAACTTTTTAAGTGATGTTTCCATAGAGTCTGCAAAGCCTTCTGGTAACGGTCCAGCAACTCCAATTTTAAATTCATAAGTCTTTTTAGACTCTGTAAGTATTTCTGTAAATGATCTCATTGCGCAATGATCCCTGTTCTATATGTATTATTTATCTTCGTTGTGTTGATATTGTTCACGTCTGATAAACTGCATAATCTGTTTCATAGTATTAAAATGCGAGACGTTATTAAAATTAAATACTGCTTGAATATTTTCTAACAGAAAAATATTATACCAGCCTGATGTCATTCGTGTAAGAAAATCTTGCGCTGCTTGAATAAACGCAGTCTTTGCGTCTAAAATATAAAAATAACGTTCACATGCTAATACAGATATTTCTTCAATAACAGTTGCCATTTGCTCTTCATGACTAAGTGCATCAAACTTTTTTCGAGATACTTTTACAGTTACATCGTTGTCTAATATTTTCTTATACGCAGGAATACTATCTAATTTTAATATATCATGTAATTCGTCGTGTTCAACATAACGACTAACTGAACTATTAAAAAACTCTTCAGGAGGTAAATTAAAATTCATCGTCTCTCTAAAATTTTTGTAACGTTCTTTCCAATGTGTACGTAGCATATTTAAGATTTCTAAATCGTATGTCACGCCTTTTTGCTGCAAGAATATAATATCGTTTACTGTTTTGTCTAAGTTGTAATTATACATTGCATGAGACATTTTTACAGTGAGCAACCCAGTTGGATTTAGATAGTAATCTTCTATCATATTTTCTAGTTCTTTAAAAAAATATGACTCACTCGAATCTGTTATTTCAACTGGTAATTTTGTAGCTTTTAATTCATTAATTATTTCGGAGTTGTATAATTTTGAATCATATACAACTACATCAATATCTGTTGGAGATTTATAATAGTCGTCAAACCAGTAATTTAAAGCATACGATCCATATATTAGCATTATTTTTTATCGCTACTATCTAGACCTTTGAGCTTCTCTAATAAACTATTACGGTCAGTAACAACATACCCTGCTCCGTTAACAATGTCGCCGTCGCCGGGTGCTGTACTATCTTTGTCCATCTTCTCTTTTTTAAGTTGCAATTCTACCATCTTAAGTTTTTTATCTAACTTTGCAACTTTAGCATCTAGAGATGTTTTAAGCATGCCGCCAGCAGTTTCAAATACTCTACCACTGTATCGTGCTTCGACGTTCATGCCTAGGTCCATTAAGTCGTCATATGCTTGCATTGCCTTGTCGGCAATTTCGTTTAGTTCTTCGTCTGCTTTTTGTCCCAGTCCTCTTACACTAGGCAATGCACTTGCAATTTTATCAAATTCTTCAATATCACGAAATGTTTCAGCTTGATCAATTTCGTATTTCTTTTGCTCTGCTTCTTGGACTTCTGCATCTTCAATAATTTCTTTTGAATCAGGCAAGTTCAATAAATCTTCTAATTTCTTAGTCATGGTAGCCTTCCATTATATGCTACTATTATTTATCTTTTGCGCCCAGTATGAAATATATCATCTTCAGTAACGATACGGAATGTAATTCCTTTTTGCTTGCACCATGCTCTTGCGGCTTCCCATTTGGCTTGATTAACAACATAATGTGCTTGATTATGTTTTGATTTGCCTAATCTTTCTCTCATTGCTTGATTAGCAGGTTTAACTTCAATAAGTTCTACACGTTTTTTAGTACTTTTATCTGCATAAGAAATAAAGAAGTCAGGTACATAGATAGTCTGTTTGCCAGTTAGAGGATTACGATAAGGAATACGTACTGCTTCACTTGCCCATTGTTCAATTGCAGGATGCTCGTCACAGAATTTCATAAAAGTAAATTCCCATCCTGAACGATATGTAGGTGCCTTATTACCTATATATTTTTCTGGATTTTTTAGATTGAATTTACCTTGAGCAAATCTAGACATGTCATATTACAACGTTTCTTTGTTCGAACAATTCTTGCTGAGTATTACTGTCTCTAAACCCTAATACACTAGTTTTAGCTCTATTAAAATTAAGTATCTGAGCGACAATTAAACTTAGTTGTACGTCTGTTACACCTTTTAATGTATCAATTAGTGTTTGAACATTTAGATTGTCTATTTTTGCCTGTTGTAATAGTACACTTGCTGTGTTGATTGCAGCAGTTTTTTCAAAACCTCTTTTAAGGAAATAACCAATAACTGCATCAACTTCACCAGGATTATAACTTATTTCTATGTTATAAAAATTATTAAAATATTCAGGTGTTAGTTCTAAATTACTATTAATATTTGTACTATCTGATACAGACTTAGACATATGATGTTCCTTAATAACCTAATTTACTTAACGTATTTGATGCGACTTGTGTTAACTTTTGGTCACCATTAGCAATACTAGTCGATATTTGTGCATCGTATGATGCTTTTTGCGAAGCTGATGCATTATTATAATCGTTAATACTTACGTTGGGAAGAGCGCCACTATTAATTAATGCAGGATTTACTTGACTTGCAATAGCAGGATTTGACAATAGCGTATTGATAGTGGATGCTCTTAACGATCTTGAATTATCCGATTGCGAAGTTGCTGCTTCTTGTTGATTTTGCGGATCAGGCACCGGTAATCGATTTTGTGATATTACGTTAGACACTACGCTGCCTATTACACCAGTTGCCACTTGTTTAATTATATTTTTACTTGGACTATTGCTATTGCCAAAAGCCTTGTTTAATAATGCAGATGTTCCCAAGCCTAATATCGAAGGAAGTAATCCTTTGCCGCCGTCATTACCTTGAATCATTGCGTTATCGAGATACCCTAGTGGACTTGGTTCTACATCGTAACCTGTGTTTGCGTCTGCAAACCCTGCTGGTGTATCTCCTGCAACTGTTCCACTAGTATATTGAACTGCTTCGTATGCAACACTTATTGTGTTTTCGTTAAAGTCTGTGCCGCTAGACTCAACACTACCGTGATCCCACGCTGTAAGTAACGGATTAACTAGTGTATAAGCTACCCACTCTCTGCGTGATAATTGATATATTGTGATGTATTTAAAAAACGGATTTCTTTTGCCGTTATCTAATCCGTACGAAGGTACTTTTTCAAAATACTTGTCTCTAGGTACGTATGCACCATTACTTCCAGTTGTTGCTTGATTAGCATCAACAAAATAGTATCTATAGTATTCTTCCAATAACGCTCTAGTAACTCCAGTATTATCATCATGAAATGCAATTCTACAGTCTTGATAATCAACACGAGTTTGTACATTCTTTTTACGATTGTACTGTTGTTTGTTTTCTACACTTGCTCTAAAACTTGGCAGATCTGCACTTTTAACAAGTATACCTATTTCTTTTTGAAATCTAAATACATTTGATGTAGCACTGTTGCCGACTTCTTCGTTAGGTTCAAACCTAACATGATACATGTATTTTGTTTTAGGCGAAAAGGCAAAATTATTTTGAGTATAAATTTGGTTCGCATGACGAGCATCACGCAAGTGTGTTTCTGATTGTAGGTTGAACAGGAATGCATCTTTTAAACTCATACTAATATTTATCCTTATGTATAATGTGCATATATAAAGAAAAGCGAAGACTGAATTAACAATCTCCGCTTTCTATATAAAACACCAACCTTAACTAAACGTATTAGCCAGTTACAGTTGTGCCGCCGATGCCTGCTGCTACTGCTCTTGTAACTGCTTCGCCGATGCCTTCGAATGACTCGTCTGCACCAAATTGGATAGCGTTATCATAACGAATAGTTAATGAAGTAGTAACTGCTTCGTTAGTAGCATATGCTAATGTATTATAATTAGCCGATTCAATATAGCAACCTACTAAGCGGAATCGGTCAATTATGTTTGCACCATTTGCGCCGTTGCCGCCGTCTAGTATTTCGATACTAGTTTGGAACTTGTAAGTACCACTTGATACTGCGCTGGACTGTTCGAAGAAGTCGAACTGCTTTTGTAGCTGCTGTCCAACAACTTTTTGTACGTTGTTGTTTGCATCTTCGCGTAGTGTAAGTGTAATTGGTTCCCATGTATGCTTACCAGCAAGATATGTTCTTGAGTTGTAAGCTTCAATTGTCATTTGCTCAAAACTTACGTTTGGACGAGTTACGTCTACTACTTGTCTTGAAACTTCTCTTGTACCGTCTGGTCCACCAGTTGTACCGAAGTTGTCTAGTAATACTCTAAAGCGATACTGTAACTTAGGCATCAATAATGACGAGTTAGATCCAGCACCTTCTGTAGGTACACTAATATTTTGTAATGTTGTGATTGGCATTCTTAATCTCCTATACAGTATTTATGCTTAAATGAGTGGAGATTATTCTCCACTCATTATATGCGCATATTAACCTAGTGCTGCAATCTCGCCTGTGTTTTTAATACGCAATGGAATGTAGATAAATTCAATTGCTTTAACTGGCTCAATGGCAATATCTAAGTAAAGCTCGTTACGATCAATTCTTGATGGTGTGTTGTTTGATTCATCACACACTACTAGGAAGTCGTATAGTGCTCTTAGTGCTACTAGCTCTAGTAGCAATGCATCTGCTGCTGCTTTGACTTGATCTCTTGTGATCTTATCATTTGGTTCAAACAAGTATGGCTTAGCCAATAGCTCAAGCTGTCCACGTAAGTAAACAGTTAGACGTGCTACGTTCACACGATCCAATGCACTTGCATTTCTTGCACGAGTCTTTTGACCAAATACAACAAGTCCTGCGCCACTAATAAACGTAATTGGGTTAATTGCGTTTGAATATAGTGTATCACGCTGTCCAGTATTAAGTGCTACAGACTTAAATTCGCCTTCACTTGTAATATATCCTGAACTTGTAGCGTTGCTCACGCCGCCTCGTCTTGTGCCTGCTGGCGCAAACCAAGGGAAAGCAACCTGATCATTTAGTACGATAGTGCGTAGTGCCATATGACTTGGTGGAACAACAATGTTGTTTCCTGCATTATCACTTGTGAAACCTGAACCGTAATACATAGCCATGTACTCGTCAAAGCTAACTGCACCATTGTCGTTGTCTTCAAGTGCTAGTTTAACGTTAGTTGCCCATTCGTTTAATGAAGTTGCATCTGGTGTTAAACGGAATGGTGTATCACCAATAACAAATGCTGTTAAGCGTCTGTCATAGTTTAGTGTGATCATTTCGCCAATTAGCTCTGGATAACCTGGAGTAGCAATTAGGTTAAACTGACGACTTTCTTCGTCACGAATATCCTGGTTGCTGTTAACAGTTGCTTGTAATGCTTGTACAACACTCTTACGCTGTGCGTGACGTCCGAAGCTACCCGAACCGTCTGCTTGGTTACCTGAGTCAGTAACCCAACGGTGTGGATAGTAAGCTGCCATTGAAGCGCCAGCATCAACTCCGCCTTGACGAATGTTTTTCTCTGCTGTATCTACATAGTTACGCTCAAAACGCTTAACGTTAAATCCACTCTTGCGTAGGTTCCATAGCAACATACCTTTTGGATATAGAGCAGGATCTGGACAGTCTGTGTCTACATAATCACTTAGCATTAATTCTGCAATAGTCGCACTTGGTGCATCATCTGCTGTTCCACCAGTGTCGCCTTGACGTGCATCTGCGAATAACACTCCGTTTTCAGTAGTTTGGTCTGCTTTATCAAGTAATACCCACTCACTTAGTGTGCCGTTATATCTGTAAATTGCTGGATAGTTTTCAATATCTGCAGTTGATATCCAAATATCGCCATTAACTAGATCAGTTGTACCATCTGCTTGTTTGGTAGGTTCTGAAGCAGCAACAATTGGTCCTTCTGGATCTGTGCCGCTGTATGGGCTAGCAATATCACTTAAACCGCTTGCGCCGTCATATGCAAGTCCTACCCAAGCTTCGCCGTTGTGTACTAGGAGATCAACTTCGTCAACAACACTATTGTACCATAGCTGACCTTGTGCAGGTAAGTTAAGTGGCTCTGTGCCTGATGCTGTATAAACTAAAGGTTTCCAGTTAGAAGCAACAATACCTTCAGCAGTATCTGCAGCATCGTCATTGTCACTATCTGGACCATTGTAAAGGTTAGCAACCGAAGCTGGAACAAATCCTGCTAGTGCCAGACCTCCATCTGTATCGATCATCTTAATATCGCCACCTAGCTTATGAGAAATAACAATTCTATTTTGTGAATCAACTAGTGCTACGACATTTGTCATGCCCAGTGCGTTAATTGCTGCTACTATTGTTTCTGAATCAGATGAGTCACCAGCAGCAGTAATACTAACTCCAGACGAAGTTGATAATGAATTAGATGCTACTTTAGTTTCCTGAAGCGTAAATGTATAAGTGGCAGCCGCAGTAAACTGATTAGAAATAACACTACCAGTAACAGTTGTTGCGCCTGTAGTTGCTCTTGTAAACACTTTGTAGTTAACAATTGGATTTGTTAGCTCTTCTGTATTCACTTTAGCATAAAGGGCGCCTGCTGCAAGATTTGCGCCGCCGCCTGCTGCATCGAGACCATAGATAGCACCTTCTGAAGTTGTATAAATTGGTGTTGTTACTGAAGACCATAGCTGTGTAGCTGCGTTATACTGTCTAATACTAAGCTTCGCGCCGCCGTTTGGAGTAGTTGTTTTGATCCAAACTGAACCTGTTGGGGCTGGGTTGTCATCACTGTCTTTAAATTCTGGAACATTAGTATGCGGTGCTGTTGCAACTCTAGGCGAACTGTATGTTCCTGCTGTTAACGCTAAGTCTGTTAGCAAATCACCTGTGCCTGCAGAAATTGCAATTTTGCCGTCGGCAGTTGCACCATCTGACATTGCAGTACTATCTGCATAAATTTCTACCTGATTGTCAACTAGTGCAGCAGTAATACCGTCTATAGCTCTGTCATTAATACCAGTAACTACGTCGGCCATTGTAGTGCCAGTTGTTGGTGTAGTTGTCAAACCGTTGATAGTAAGTGTGTCGCCTAGTGTAAGTGTTGTTGTAGAAAGTTTTGCAGTAGTAAGTGTTGCGTGGCTGTTTTTCCATGCATCGCTACCTACTTCAACCCATTCGCCTGCATCGACGCCTGCTTCTGTGTTACCAGCTGATTTGAAGTACAGTCTATTCATATTGTCGTTTGCATCTACTGCATATTGCCCAATTGAACCAATTGATTCTTTTGGATAATTACCTTCTGTGTTTCCGACTAAGTCTGTGACTACAGTAATAACAAGTGGATCTTGTGCAGTAAAACTCTGTCCGCCTGACGTTGAAATTTCTGCTGAATTCCATGCAAGGATACCGTAGTTACTTGTAGATGTATCCATCCAGTATGCACCGTCTGCTGGCTCTCCGCCTGGTGCTGTAGCACTTGCTGTTAATTCTGCTAAATCTAAATCTGCACGAACAACATATGCACGGTTACTTACACCCAGTGTCGAGTATGCAGCCTGTAAGCCATATTCGTTAAGCTCTCCGCCGTGAATCATGTTACCGTTGTTGTCGCTATAAAATAATGCGTCGCCAAATGTTTCACCAAGCTCACGCTGACTGGTGATCAAATAAGGTCTTCCCGCATTTGCTTTTGTTGTACCTGCTGCTGTTCCTGTGCCACTGCTTTTAGTTTTATTAGTCGCAGTAGCAACAAAGATCATAGGTACCGTTCCAGCTGCTGCTGGGGTGTAGAATGATTCGTCAATTACATTGACCTCTACGCCTGGTGATACTAATGCCATGTTATTTCTCCTGTTGGATGTTAGTGTGTTCTATACAGTATTTATTATATTCATAGTAAAACACCTGTTATAACACCCCGAAAAAGGGACCGAAAAGGTGAGCTAAATACAATATGAGACCATTATGCAAGTGTAAACAGCGTCCAGCAGCAATAAACTACAAAAAAGGTAATAAAACCTACTATCGTAAACTATGCGAGACTTGTTTACGCAACGGTGAAGGACACGGAATTCCTAAGTGGAAACAACGAGGGTATGAGAAAAAAAATACTTGCGAAAAATGTAATTTTTCAAGCAAGCATATAGAAGTGTTTAATGTGTTTCATATAGACGGCGATTTAAATAATTGCCGTCACAATAATCTAAAAACTATATGTGCTAACTGTCAGCGTACTTTACAAAAAGAAGGAGTTAAATGGAAGCAAGGAGATTTAACTCCCGACTTCTGATACACTATAAGGATCAATGTGCTCAATAAGTTGAGCCAAGTTAAACTCTAAATCTTCAAGTGTGCCGTTATTGTCAATAGTATAATCTGCCATCCACTGTTCTAAGCTCATTGAGTTTTTGCTTTCGGGAGGAAGATGATCACTGCGATCTACCCAAATAGCTTTGTCAAATACACCAGTATTCTTCATAGCATGGAATTCACGCTTATTACGCAAGCCGCAATAGATGTCATGTGCTTTGAATATTTCTCTACCCAGTGTACCTGCATCGGGTACATTGTAATCACAGATAGCTTCATACCATTCTTGACGATGGTTATGTCTATCTGCATAACACTGCTCTTCGTCAGTGTATCCGTACTTGTCTTTTAGATCATTATAGATAAACAACTTGCTACAGAACTTGCTGCTGCTTTCAAAACTATAACCATATTTGTCGCGAAGCATTTCACATACAGTGTCTTTACCGTGACGTCCGTGACCTATAACTAGCAGTTTTAGTTTCATATTGTTCTCCTATAATTATATTATTATAACAGAACTTATGTATTTGTCAACCTTAATCGTAACCTAATACTGCAACTCGGTTTATTTCTTCTGCTTCTCTTTCTGCCCAAGCAGCAGGGAATCCTTTTTCATGAACACAATTTTCGTGATTGCCCCAGATGCGTTTCATATAGCTATCGTATATTCCTTCTACATCTTTGTCGGACCATGATTGGGGGATTAATGAACCTTTTACTATCCAGTAAAAGCGGTTGGCTTCTTTTCTTACAAACGGACTGCACACAATAGTAACTCCTTTGTTATATTGTATTTACAGCATATGTAAATGTTAGCGTAAACTCGGGTGTTTTTTAACCTATTAAGAATCCATAGCCCGTGCCGCCTGGTACAGCCATACTAACTTCAACTTCAAGTTTTTCCATTTCAGCTTGTGCTTCAGCTTTTAGTGTGTCGCCGTTAAGTGTTGATCCGCCTTGAGGACCTGCAATAGTAGCAAATTTACTACGTGCTTCTCCGAGCATATATTTACAGGCTGCTAACGTATAATCTTTGATCCACTGCACTGCTAGATAGTCATTTAATAGTTCACTATCAGGACGATAGTTGTAGCAGTAAAGTAATAATCCTTCTTCTGCTCTCGGGCGCTGTAGCAGTGTTAGCTTCTTGCTGGTATTACTCCAATTAAATTCAATAAAGCTACCAAACATTCTGCCAACTAATTCTTGATGTTGCGCAAACATATCGTATGTTGCTAGTCCGCCAAGTTTAGATCCTGACAACAAATATGTATTTGTATAAGCCATGTTAAACGGTTCAAACAAACTGCCGCCGTCTCCGCCGCCAGTACGTGAACCAATACTTCTACGAAATAGTTTACGTACTTCCATAACTTCATTAGGTAACACATATTCGTTTTGATCTACAACTGTAGTTAAAAACATATAGCTTTCTTCGACTGCGTTATCGCTGCGTTGTCTAAAGCGTGTTAGCGCCTTTGTAAGTGCAGTATTATAATGTATCGGGTCAAGTTCAACATCAACCATGCCCCCGCCGAGCATTGCATTTACATAGTCAAATACTTCTTGTTTTTGTGTCGCTAAATCTGCCATATTGGTTCTCCAATAGTATTTATCCGTCGGATAAATATATATAACGAATAGGAGAAGAGCTATCCCTCGCTTATCATTATACAAACCGGAACGCGGTAATGATTATCATTTTTTGGACAAACAAATCCAAGAGATGTTTACCATTGGCGGCACTGATATCAATATTCACAAGTTTCTTGGAGCAGTAAATCCAGAAGAAGGTGAAGGAACGGCTGATCAGCCTACATACGATGCTGTTGCAGAAACTAACATACAAGACTTACTGTTCTTAGAAAATAGAGACAGAAAGTACGATCCTGATGTTTATAACATTCGCGGAATTTATAATGTTCAAGATATAGACTTCGATCTCAGTGCGTTTGGTTTATTTTTAAGCAATGACACACTTATGTTAACTATACATATTAATTCAAGTGTTAAAACACTGGGCAGAAAAATTATAAGTGGCGATGTAATCGAATTGCCTCATTTAAAAGACGAATATGCACTTAACGATTATAGTGTTGCACTTAAAAGATTCTATGTTGTAGAAGACGTTAACCGTGCAGCAGAAGGATTCAGCCAAACTTGGTATCCACACTTATATCGCTTAAAACTAAAACAAATATATGATGGACAAGAATATAATGAAATATTAGACTTGCCTGCAGAAGAAGGCAGCGACGATACATTACGTGACATGCTGTCAACATACGAAAAAGAAATGCAAATTTCAAATGCCGTAGTTGCACAAGCTGAAGCAGATGCTCCAAAAAGCGGATACGACATTAGTCATTATTACACAGTAAGTACAAACGACGACGGTAGTGTTGCACTACAAACAGCTGACGATACTGACATCGAAGCAAGTAATATAGGCAGAACAGTTGATGAAATTACTAGCAGACCCGAACGAGAAGGGTATACTGGATACCTAGTAGGAACTGGAGATGCTGCACCAAATGGAGCACCGTTTGGTTTTGGAATATCGTTTCCGATACTCAATGAAGAAGGCGACTATTTTTTACGTACAGACTTTTTACCTAATAGAATGTTCCGTTATGACGGATCACGTTGGGTTAAAGTTCAAGACGATATTAGAATGACACTGAGCAATACACTCGAGCGTCAAACTTATAAAACGACATTTATTAATAATACTAATACTAACGAAATCGACGGCGAAACTGTTGATGAAAGACAAAGTCTTAGTAAAGCTCTTAGACCCAAGGCAGATAATTAATGCAACATTTTTATGACGGACAAGTAAGAAGATATCTTACACAAATGATGCGCATACTTGCAAACTTTCCTGTACAAGACGGAAAGGGTGTGCAAAAAGATGTTCCGGTTACTTACGGAGATTTAACTCGTCAAGTTGCTAATATTATTAGAGAAAACAGCGAAAACAAATTGCCCAGTGCGCCACGCATTGCTGTTTACTTAACAGGTCTTGAACTAGACAAAGACAGACTTACAGATTCAACATATACTCGTAAAACAAATATTAGAGAACGTGCATACGACGATGAAGCAGGTGAATACCTAAATACGCAGGGCAAAAACTATACAGTAGAACGACTAATTCCAACTCCGTATATGATGCGTGTTAATGCAGATATATGGACTAGTAATACTGATCAAAAGCTACAGTTGCTTGAGCAAATTCTAGTTCTGTTCAATCCTAGTTTGGAAATGCAAACCACAGATAACTTTATCGACTGGACCAGTATTACTGTTGTTAATTTAGAAAACGTAACATGGTCAAATAGAAGTGTTCCTGTAGGAGTCGACAGCGAAATTGATATTGCTACTCTTACATTTAGTGTACCTATCTATATCAGTCCGCCTACTAAAGTACGCAAGATGGGTGTTATTACTAATATTATTACAAGTATGTTCGACGAAACATTAGGCGACATTGAATCAGGAGTAAGTGCTCCTGTGCTGAATGCATATGATGATGTGCCGCGAGCTGGTATCACAGAGAATGAATTTGGCAGAAAGTCTATATCTGATACTGCTGCTGAGATGGCTAATGTTAATTACAATACCTACGGTGTATTTGTAAATAGCGACAGTGCTCAAATATTTTCAAACGGCGCCGTTGGTAATAAAAATTGGAGAGAAATTTTTGAAGCGTTACCTGGACAATATGCTGCTGATGTAAGTAGAATATACCTTACCAGTCAAGACAATTCAAAAACTGTCACAGGAACATTTACACTAAGTCCGTTTGATGAAGGCAAAATATTAATTAACTGGGACTCTGATAGTTTTCCGAGTGATACTGTGATTGCAGGACGTACTAGTATCGATTACATTATTAATCCAGCTAACTTTAATCCTAGTTCAATTAAAACCAACGGAGTAAGATTACTACTCTTGGAAGATGTAGGCAATGAAGATGCTACTGAATCCCCAGTTGCTTGGCAAAACGCAGACACTAGTGCGCTAGTTGCAAGTGCTAATGACATTGTTGAGTGGGACGGCAGTACATGGAACATTGTGTTTGATGCAAGTGCTGCAACAGAAGTTACATACACTACAAATTTAAACACAGGCGTACAATACAGATTTAACAATGGTGATTGGCTATTGAGCATCGATGGAGATTATCCAGTTGGCACCTGGAGAGTTGAACTAGCAGGCTAATTATATGTATGAACAATATGATTACTTGCAGTGGCGCACTGTTTTATACATTAGATACACATAGATTTTTATTTCTACATCGAGCTCATGGTAAAAAATCTGATCTTTGGGGATTAGTAGGCGGCACTAATGAGGGCGTTGAAACACCATTTGAAGGACTGAGGCGAGAAATAGAAGAAGAAATTGGCTTCTTGCCGTCTATTAAAAAAACACTTCCGCTAGAAAGTTTTGTATCTCACGATAGTAGATTTTATTTTCACACATATCTTTGTGTTGTGGATGAGGAATTTATTCCTCAACTAAACAACGAACACAATGGATATGCATGGTGCAGTTTCACTAAGTGGCCAAAGCCTTTGCATCACGGGTTGCGTAATACACTCCAAAGTAAAATTAATCTAGCTAAACTAGAAACTGTATTTAAAACTATTAATTTACTTGACAGTTAAGAAAAATAATTGTATAATAATGTTATGAATAAAGTGTTAGTTATTGGCGATATAATTATTGACAAATATATTTACGGAACATCGACACGGTTGAGTCCCGAAGCGCCTGTACCTGTAGTAGCACAAAAACGTGTTGTAGAAACTACAGGCGGTGCAGGACTTGTTTACGAAAACTTAAAAAGTCTCGGTGTTGATGTTGAGCTGTTTGAGTATGCATCTAAAAAATGTGTAAAGACTCGCGTTATGTGCGACGGTCACTATGTTACACGTATAGATGACGATCACTATGCAGACGGCGTCGAAGTTTGCAACACAATTCTTCGCAACGACTTTAGCAAATACGAGTATGTAATCCTAAGCGATTACAACAAAGGTGTATTAGACGAGTCTATTAAGATTATCGAACATCTTAATAAATTTGGATGCCGTGTAATTGTTGATCCTAAGTCACATGCAGAAAACTACGAAGGTGCATGGTTAGTTAAACCCAACGAAAAGGAATTTCAAGAATACTTCCTTAATTGGCATGGTAATATTATTACAACAAGAGCAGGCAAAAGTGTTGTTGCTAAGATTGACAATGAAGTTTACGAAGTAGATGTTGACATTGTTGAAGTTAGTGATGTAACTGGTGCTGGAGACTGTTTTCTAGCTGCATTTGTTTATGCCCTTACAAAAGATTATGATTACAAAAAAGCAATTGAACTAGCAGTTAAAGGCTCACGCAAAAGTGTTCAGCACACGGGCACGTATACGCTTGCTGTAAGCGACTTGGAAGAAAGAGTAGTGTTTACTAACGGAGTTTTTGATATACTACACAAGGGTCATTTTGAGCTGTTAGCAGAAGCACGAACACTGGGTGAAAAACTAATTGTAGGCATTAACAGCGATGCTAGTGTAAAGCGCCTTAAGGGCGAAACACGCCCTGTTAACAACCAAATGAAACGCATCAGTCAATTAGAAATATTACCGTGGGTAGATCAAGTAGTTGTGTTTCACGAAGATACACCTTACGAATTAATTAAAGAAATAAAGCCGCATGTTATTGTTAAAGGCGGCGATTACACAGTAGACGAAGTTGTCGGTCACGACTTAGCAGATGTGCATCTAGTACAAACACAAGAAGGTTATTCAACAACTAGTATTATAGAGGCAAGCAAATGAGAATATTAGTAACAGGTCACGAAGGATTTGTTGGAAAGAATATTGCACACTATCTACAATCACAAGGTCATGAAGTAGAAGGATGGGAATGGGAACCAGGAATACTTCCTAGTACAGAAGATTATGACTGGTGCATACACTTAGGTGCAATCAGTAGTACAACATACACAGACGTAAATCAAATACTTGAACAAAATTTTGAGTTTAGTGTAAGATTAGCACAAGTGTGTGAAAACTTTGGTACTAATTTTCAATATGCAAGTAGTGCAAGCGTATATGGTCCTACTGATCACTTTACAGAGGACATGTCATTGTTGCCCCAAAGTCCGTATGCATGGTCAAAATATTTGTTTGACAGATTTATTAATCAGTATATTGACGAATTTCAAATTACGATTCAAGGGTTTCGCTACTTTAATGTATACGGTCCTAATGAAGAACACAAAGGCGATCAAGCTAGTCCTTACACTAAATTTACACAACAAGCAATAAACAATGGAGTTGTAAAACTTTTTGAAGATAGCAAAAACTATAAGCGTGATTTTGTTTGTGTAGAAGATATCTGCCGATTACATGATAAAATGATGGGTGTAGATACAAGTGGCATTTTCAATGCAGGCACAGGCGCTGTTACCAGTTTCGATACAGTGGGTCGTGAAATTGCTAAAAAATATTCTGCAGACGTACAATATATACCGATGCCAGATAATTTAAAATCACAGTATCAAAAGTATACATGTGCAAACTTAGACAAATTAAATTCTGTAGTAGATATGGAATGGACTAGTATAAAGGATTACATCAATGAAAAATGAAGAGCCAACTAGACTAACCGGCGTTGTGCCTAAAGGATGGGGTTATGAATTAATTTGGGCCACTAACGACAAGTATTGTGGTAAAATTATGTTCTTTGAAAAGTCTAATGCAAAATTTAGCATGCATTTCCACAAGGAAAAGGACGAAACTTGGTTTGTAAATAATGGACGGTTTAAGGTAAGATGGATTGACACCAATGATGCAGTGTTATATGAAAAAGTATTAAAAGAAGGCGATGTTTGGCACAATCCTCCTCTACAACCACATCAGTTAATTTGTTTAGAAGAAGGTTCTAGTATTACCGAAGTGAGTACTGCTGATAGTGTTGAAGATAATTATCGCGTTGCTCCAGGCGATAGTCAAAAACATCAATACGAGCCTAATTTAAATCCAGAAGATCAAGATGATTGATATTTACTGGGGAGACGACCAATTATCTTCGCCTGATTATGTTGCACCCAAGTGTGTAATTGGATTAGATAGAGATGGCGTAATAAATGTTGATCGCGGCACATATACTTGGAAGGGATCTGACTTTGATCCTATTGAAGGCAGTCTAGAAGCAATTGCACGATTGCGCAAGTTAGGCCACGGAATTGCTATCATAACAAATCAAGGCGGCATCGAAAAAGGATTATTTACTGAAGAAGATGTCGAAGCATTGCATATGTACATGTTAGAATTATTGGGTAAAGCTGGTTGTCCAAGCATCGATGCCATTTACTATAGTGCAAGTAGTCATAAATCTGATATGTATGCTAAACCCAATACTGGAATGTTCAAACGTTGCGAAAAAGAACAAAAACATAAAAAAATTAAATTTAATCGCGGATACTATGTGGGTGATAAAATGAGTGATCTCAAAGCTGCCCACAAAATAGGTGCAAAACCTGTATTAGTTCGAACCGGTTACGGCTCTGAAACTGAAAAAGAATTAAAGAAGTTTACCTACCGCGACATAAGAAAAAAGACCATCATATTTGATGATCTTAAATCTTTCGCAGATTGGATGGAAGCGCAAGTTTAAGCCTGCGCTTCGCCCCATTTTAGAATCAAGTTACCGTCGATATCAGCGCCACTAATCTTATAAACATTAATAGCTAATACATCAGGGCCATTGGGGAACGTCCCTCTGCCTCCCAACGGAGTGTTTGTAAGTTCTTTCAATGCCGATAGATCTAGTGTAGAACGTTCACCTGGAGTCGCAATAAACGAGAATACTGTTTCTCCCGGTTGGGCAAATGGTGGTTGAACAAATTCAAATTGAACAGTGCCTGTATTTTGTACTAATGTTCCACTAAACGTCTGATTGAACGAAACTTTATAATATTCCGTATTCCCAAATTCTTCCAGTGCAATAGAAGAAATTAGTGTACTAGCTGGGAATGTTACGGACCCGCCTGTTTGTGTAACTGCGGTGCCGGGAATTGCATTTGATGCTAAGAAAGTGTTAACATCTAAATATGCAAAACTTGAGTTGGTCAGTGACGTTTGGCGCTGTAGAGTAACTGTTCCGCTTACTGTGCCTGAATACCTACTGTTAAAATACAGTCTATAATATCTACTATTTTGATCGCCTCTTCCCCACGGTCCATTTATGAAAGTTATTTGCCTGGGAGTTGAGAAACTTGAATTAGCAGATCCCGACGTTCCCGATACAAAGTCTCCAACCTGAGCACCTGTGCTTTCAAAGGAAGCTTGTCGAACATCTACATAGCTAGTATTTGATCTATTATAACGTACATCAGCTGTAGTTTCGATATTTGCTTGTGCAGTTGCAGTAGCTGTAGTAGCAGCATCACCTGTACTCCACTGTGTACCACCGCCCGGAGCAATCTGAGCAAAACTGGGCTGTCCACCTTGAGCAACACCGCTTAGTCCTTGCCAACTTACACTTCCTGGATCAATTGGGAAGTTTTGCGGATTCAACACACCTTCAACAATGATGCCGCCTTCGCCTGCTGCGCCAGAAGCTGATGTAATTTCAAGTCCCTGTAGTAGAAGCTGCGCACGGTTTAGTAGTTCTCTTTCGCCTAAGTCGCCTACAATAGCATTTGACACACTAGGTGATAGTCTAATCATAAATGCAGTCTGTTTAGTAGTACTAATAGTAACACCAGTTTCAGCATATGAGAAAATGTATCCTCGATCTTCGTCAAATCCGCCGTCTGTAATAAACGCACTACCCCAGTGACTAATTAATGGCGTAGTAGTTTGAGATATTAGTACCACTCCAGTACTGCTACTATGCGCAGAAGCATCTCCTGCTGTATAACTTCTTACAGATCCGCCTTGGAAATTTGTAAATACAGCAGATCTTGTGCATCCTGTTAAAGTATTGCCTGTTCTTCCTGTAAAATTAATAATTTCATTGTCTATATAAACAGTACCAGATGTCGGGAAAAACTTGCCGTTTTCGCTATCCAAAGGCACAGTAACTTGAGTGCTGTTCATGTCAGCAGCTAGTTTTGCATTAGGACCTTCATTAGTAACTTCGTAACGAACAGGCAAGTTACCTGATCTCATAAACGCTTCTGTGTTCACGTTTGAGTTACGCATTCTGTGTGCAAATACAAAGTTACCGTCTGCACCACGTAGCATAAAGTCAATGAAACCAGCACCGTACCAACTGTATTGAATTCCGATCATCTGCATCTTAGCAATGTCAATATCGTATCCGCTAGGTCCTGTTCCGTCTAATCTATCTAAGTTAAAGTCTGCTTGCTTGGTACGCTTGTCAAACACTAGCATTGCTTTGGCACCAGTAACATTAGATACACCTCTAAAGTCAGGCGTTACTGTCATATTAGTTTGATCAATAACATGAGACACAACATGTGTCATACCTCTAATAATAATCCTATCGCCAGCTTTAAGTTGATCTCTAAATCTAGTATCAGTTCCAGTTACAGCATTTTTGTCAACATCGATTGCAATAGTGCCTGCTACTTGATATGTACCAGTACGTTGTACCACGTTGATCTGTGTGCCATCGTATTCCCAGAAAATTCCATTTTGATCATCAAAGATACCTGAACGTACAGTGGCGCCGTGCCATCTAACAACACTCATTTGTGCTGCAAAGCCCAATACCGCTGTTGTTGCGCCAAGTCTGCGTTGAGATAAAACTTTAAATGTACGCTCGTTTACTACTTCAACAACTTCGTAATCAAATTGTGGCGGGACAGCAGTTTGTGGTCCACTGTTATAGCCAGGAGTGTCTACACCCAATAATCTAATTATTCCGCCAACTTGTACACCGTGATCGTTGTCGTCTGTTGTAATTGTAATTTCTGATCCAACTTCTACGCCGTCAGCTGTAACACTACGTATATCATAACTTGGAGCAAATAGCGCACCAGTTGTGTACATAATGCCTTTACCTGACTGATAACGAATGTACTTTTTACTTTGACGAATTGCTTGCGCACCGTGTTGCGGACCGCCTGTTCCTAGTTGTACGCCGCCGTCAAACGGTCTGTGTATAAAGAAGCTATCAGGTCTTGGGTATACTGATCCGAGTATCGGATCATTATTATTATCAATATCAATCGATCCCACTGTTCTTGCTTGGAATCGTAACGTTAATGTAGACGGTATCTCAGTAGCAATATAAGATCCTGCTGCTAATTCGTGATTGTTTGATCCATCGTCAGAATCAATACTGGTAATAAATGTATCACCCGGAACTAATCCGTGTGCTGTTTCAAATTCTGCCTCAATTGTAGCGACAGCACTAAACGTAATCGGAGCCCCTGATACGATTGGCGCCGTTGTTGCTTCCGACATCGTTACTGTTGATATTAAATCTATATTTTCTCCAGGTGCTGCTTCTACTGATGATGTAGTAAATGCCGAAATGCCGCCAGTTTCATCAACAGTTGTAACATTTATAAGAATATCATTTAGTGGAGATACTCCGTCAACTACCGAAGCTTCAACTTCTAGTCTGTTTCCTGGTTCATATCCTGAACCAGGATTAGTAATAGAAATACTTGAATAATTTCCTGAATTTCTAATTATAGTAAATTCTGCACCTGTACCTAAAGAAGGATTGTTAGTTCCGACAACATCAATATATACACCAATAGGAATGTATCCTGTGCCTGATGCTGTAATTGTTTGTATTTCGCCTCCTTCCAAGTCAGTAATTGATGTTATAGTAATCGATAAGTCGTTTTCAGGTGTCGTGCCTCCGAAAACAGTTCCGGAAATAGTATGTATTTGTCCAACGTTGTACCCTTCTCCAGGTGCTACTAATGTAGCGTTAAATACACCCTCGGGGTTTTGAGTAACATCAAATGTAGCATCTATCGGAACTCTATTTATACCAGGTATTCCTGATAAAGTGTCTCCATTAAATGTCACACCAACAGCAGTAAACGATGTAATGGTGCCGTTGGCGTCAACATTATCAATTGTAATTGTTAAATCGTTAGCTGGTGTGGCGCCGCCTAACTGATCGCCTGCAACAGTGATGGTCTCAGTAGGAACAAAATTTATTCCATTATTTGTAAATATTACTGTATACGAATCGCCTGTAACTTGAACATCAATAACTGCGGCAGAACCACTAGCTGATGTTGTAGTATATGCAACCCCTGTAAATGTTTTATCTACTTGTGGAGCTGAACCAGCAAATGTAACTGTGTTAATTGCTCCTATAGATTTTACACTACCAATTCTTACAGTTGCATCGCCGTTGCCAGTTGATAGTGTTACTACATCAAATTCAGCATACCCTGATCCTGCGTCTACGATTGTAACATCTGTAATAATTCCGTCGCCGCCTTCAGTAATCGTCAATGTTAGTCCGGTGCCAGAGCCGCCTGTTGTTGCAACAGTAGTGCCACTAGTATAACCAGTACCTCCATCTTGTAATTGTACACTAGTTGCCTGTCCACCAGTCGTTTCAACTTCGTCTACAGATATATACAAGATACGTTCTGGTCCGCTATAACCTGGCACCAATACGTCTGCCGCCGCAGTTAGAACATCGCCGATGGCATAATCTGCACCAGTTTGTGCTGCGGTAACATCAACTGAACTAAAAATTCCATCTTGGAATGAAATATCAAAACCAGCACCTGCGCCGTTGCCGCCTGTGAATGTTGCAGTTTGCCCTTCTAAAAGAAGATCGTTATCGAAATGCAAACCATTGATAGATGCCACGGCAATTGAATTTGCACTGCCTACTTCATCTACAACAATAACTGCATCATTAGCAGGAGTCGCGCCGCCTAACTGAGTACCTAAAATTGTTATTCTGTCTCCTACTTTGTAATTAATGCCATCATTTTCGATTGCATCAATCACGTAGGTTAAACTAGAATCTCCTGAATATGATATATCAAACTTAGCACCTGAACCAATTCCAGTATCATTGTCCGGCTCAACTCCAATATATTCGTTTCTATTGCCTATAATTTCGCGTGTAAAATTGCCATTAAACGTAATTGTATTTCCATCAACAGATGTAATATATATTGCATTTCCATCTCCACGATCGACTGCTAAATTTTCTACAACACCTGTAATATCTTGCACTGTGATTTGATTTTGACCAGCTGGAATATTACTATTAGATAATGGTGTTACAAATGTGCCGCCGCCTTCACTTTGATCGATAATACTTGTTACTTGAGAGCCAACTGGTATACTTGATTGACTTAGAGGCGAGCCAAGTTCTGGCGCTGAGCCGTCAAATGGTATCACTACTTCGCCGGATAATACGCCTAACTGTGCAAACATTGTTCCAGAACTACCATTACTTGCTATGGTAAATTCTGGTTGTCCGATAGATGCACCTGTATAAAATCCAGCTTCTCTTAATTGTGTATAACCAGTAGATAAAACTTCTCCTACTGTTGATCCAACTTTTGCTTTTGCAAAATACTGGAATGTAGTGTTACTAGGAACGTTGACAATAATAAACGTGCCTTCTGCTCTAGAGGCGCCTGCAATACTATTTTCTAATGCTTTAATACTTATAGGAGTGCCTGCTTCAAAGCCGTGTGCGGCTACAGTACTTACAGTAATTAATGACTGACCAACACCAGACCCTTGATCGTTTGCTAGTACTGTAATTGTGCCTACCATATTTGCATGAGAACTACATTGGTAAAAATAGGTGCCAGCATCGCCAGGCTGAGTAACCCATATTATTTCTTCTCCGGTATTGCCGCCATTGTTAGTAACATTGCTAACTGGATTTGCTGTGCCTGTGCCTTGTATTGTTTTAAAATAAAACGGATGACTACTGTTAGCATTGTTTGTAACAATTAAAGTATCACCTTCGATCAACGTAATACTTGGATCATTACCGGTAACGTTGCCATTTCTGTCTTGAGCATTACTCCATACCCAATCATTAGTTCCAGAGTTTGTAACATCTGCAGTAAATATTCTAACAGGTTCACTTAAACTTGAATCTGTAACAACTCTGACTACATCAGTATCGGTTCCTGGTATTTCATACACACTAGGATATCCGCGCATTGTGCCTATAGCACTCCATTTTGTAGGCTGTAATCCGTACTCAAAGTCAGCATCGAGCATGGATACAGGCATAGCAGCACGTGGACGTTCAATAGCATCTGTACCAAAATCAAATGGTCTAGTTCTAACTTCTTTTTCTTCCACAAATATTTGTATGTCATCAGTTGACAAGTGATCACTAGTATCGTAATTTAATTTAATAGTCGAGACGCCGTCGGTGGTTTCTTTAAACTTTAAGAAATCTTCATCAATTGTATCCTTAATTTCAATTAATGCGCCTGTATTAACATTGGTAAAGTTATATAAAACTTCACTTCGTGTAGAATTTGATATTAATAGCAATTCATCAATACTATAGCGTCCTTGTATTTTAATGGTTCCAACGCCGACAGGAACAAGTGTCGGCTGTGCTCCTAAACCATTTGTAATAACATCCACTGTATTAAATGCTAGTGTATTAATTTTAGTAGCAGGGCCCGACGTAACTGAATCCGCCAAGGCACTCGAGAATGTATGCGTACTGGTATCTGAGCTAATTCCTACATTAACTGTAATTGTTGTTGAAGTAGTATCAGTAATAATAAGCGGTGCATAATAAAACGGATCTTTTCCAGTATCGTTGGGCACTCCTGAAGCTCTTGGATATGGGTGTTCAGTAGCATCGCCATCTAAAGTACATGTAAATGATATTCCGCCTGGAGCAATAAAAATTTCGTCTCCTACTGACAACGTGTGTGTGCCAATTGTTACATTCATAACTCCTGTAGTTGGTGTATATGTTGCACCTGTTGGAGTAAATGTTGATGTTGATTCACTAGCTGTGCCAGTAAGCGTTTGAGACACTTTGGTATTTAAAGCAGAATATGCAACTTGTGCAAGAATATTGTCTTGAATTAAATTACCGATCCATGTGTGTGTTTGTATTTCTGGTTCACGATCGCCGTCAACCTGTGCTACACCTTGATCCCAATAGTATTTTACTGTATTATAAAGTTTTTCATTGCCGCCATATCTCAAATCGTTTAAGTATGCATCAATTATATAACCTACATCTCTTTCGCATTTTTCTTGATTGTATGTATACCCTACAAATCCTGCTGCGTCGGCATCAACTTGAGATTGTATCCATGCTGTAGATTCTTTTTGTATAAACTCTTTGTTAGAGTTTATTAAACTGTAAGCGTTTGGATATCGGTAATCATTCGCTCCAATTCCCGGTTTAAATACATAATTTTTTATTTGCGTCTTTGCCATGTTTTATAATCCAAATGCTATTGCTAATGATAGTGCCGTACTATCCACATACTGCCGATTAGTTACACTAGTATTAGTCACAGGTGTCTGTGTTACTGTTGCTGATGTAAATGCTGCTGCTGCTGGAGCAGTTCCTCCAATTGCCGTATTGTCTATAGTGCTGTTATTTATTGTAATACTTAATCCAGAAGAATTTAATTCGCCAAGTTTTATATCAGCAACTTGAAGAATTATCTTGTTTTCTGCATTTAGTTCTAAATTGGTTAATGAACTTAGTTTTGGTATTCCTACTCCGGATAAATTCAGTTCGCCGGCTACATGTAAATCTTTTTCAATTCCAACGCCGCCAGCTACAGTAATTGCACCAGTTGTTGCACTAGTTGAGTTAGTTGTAGAGTTAACATCTATTGTACTAAACAGTCCAGTAGGATCAACAACATTGATTACTCCAATGTTATTTCTAAGTTCATCTGAATAATATAATGTATCCGGAGCATTTAATGGAACACTCCATCTTAGTACACCGTCTACTTTAAGTTGTGCATCAGCCCCTTGAGATCCGTCAGAGTGACTTATGCCACTGTTGTACTGTAGTGATTCAAGCTCATTGCCTGTAAGAATTTGAATTTTTAAATCTGGTATGTCAAGACTGAAACTGTATGTTTCTTGTCTAGAAACTGTAATAGTAGGATTTGGTGCTTCACCTAATTCTGCAATAAAAAAGTCGTTGTCTGCATCAGTAACAGTAAAATTTACAAATAAAACTTCATCTGTATCAGCTTCATCTACTGTAGTAATAGATGCAGCAATAATGTTACCTTCAGAATCGACAGAAAATCCCGGTCCTTTAAAACCATACTGCGATTCAAATGGCGAGTTTACTATCGGCATTTACATTCTCCTATATGTTATTTATCTGACTACAGTTCAGACTACTAACGGAGTTTGTGTGTGAAAATATTGTGCAGTATAAATGACCTTTGTTCCTGTAAAGTCTTTTGCAGTGATAGCGTTTTCTAGATCTTCTGCAACAATTACAGGATTTAAAATAACATCTACATAACTATTATTTACAGTAGCACTTATTGTAAGAATATCATCAAGTGTATGATTTCTTGCAAATACTACTATACTTGCACGGTCTTTTGACGCAGTAACTAAAACTTTTATAACTTCTTTATTTTCAACATCATAATCAGCACTTATAGTATACTCTACACTAGAAAATTCTCCTACGTGCCATCTGTCTAGTAAAGTATCTGTATGTACTTGTTTCCAAGGACCATTGTGACTAGTCCCTAGATTATTCTTAAATAAAATTGTGTTCTTCAAACCATTTGTCAAAAACTTTTTTAAATTTTGCATTAACTGCCCCTATTTTTAGTATTTATCGGTTTTTGACAGTTATTAACTTATTGTATTCCGGCAAGTATAAGTATTCAATTTCACTTTCAACAAGTGTACGTACAGCATCGTCCAATGTTTCTACTAATGGCTCCCCGCCTAGATTAAAACTAGTATTGAAAATTATTGGACATCCTGTCTTTTCTTTAAATGCTTTAATAATACTGTAGTAATTTGGATTTTGTTCCTTTGTTACTGTTTGAATACGACATGTTCCATCTACATGTATAATTCCTGGTATTTTTTCTTCAATGCCGGGCATACAATTTACAGCATACATCATTGTAGGAGAATTTTTCATTCCTCTTAAATCAAACCATTCGTGTACATCTTCTTCTAGAATACTTCCTGCAAATGGACGGAAGTATTCTCGATGCTTGACACTGTTAACAAAATCTTTTGCATTATCATCTGTTGGATCATACATAATACTTCTATTTCCTAAAGCTCTAGGTCCATTTTCGGATCTGCCTTGAAATAGTGTTACAATGTTCCTATCTACAATTAAATCAACTGCATCTTGTTCTGTTGCTTCTGAAATTTCAACATTGTATTTTTCAACAACTTCAGTAATATCGTCTTCTGAATAGTTATACTCTGGTCCTAAGTATACATTATCAGCTTGTGGCTTAACTTCGATACTCTGTGTATGTTGATGATGCCATATTAGTGCGGCGCCCATTGCAGTACCCGCGTCGTTTGATATAGGCTCTACGTAAATATTGATTCCTTCGTTTTGGAGTTCTTTTAAATAATAATAGTTAGCAACACAATTTAATCCATATCCGCCACTGATAACTACATTTTTAGATCCACTAATATTTACAGCATGTCTAATTAAATCCGCAACTGCTTTTTGTGTTTCGGTTTGCACAGCATATGCCATGTCTCTTCTATTTTGTAATAATGTAATATCGCCATCTGTATTATCTCTTAAATATTCATAAGGTGAAGTATTTACAACTGCTCCGTTTGGATATCTCGGCAATATTGAATTCCTGTTTATCGTAGGAAATGGATAATCATTTTTATCAACGATGTTTGGTATTTGATCATTTTCTTTACCGTACGGAAATAGTCCCATTGTTTTGCCGGCTTCGATACTACTCCAGCCGCAGTACTCTGTTACTGCTTCATAGGACTTAACAATTCCTGCTTTATCTGAAATACTCAAATCAAATTTCGCGCCGGGTTCCCATTCTCCAGCATCAAAGTCTTCAACATAAGCATTTACTATCATTTCTCTTGCGCCCATAGTTTTATGTAAAGTTTTGATAGTTGCTGGGTATTCGCATTTATAGATACTTTCAGTTTCATAAACTGTAAGACTATCACCGTCGATTGTAATTGGGAAGAATGTCCCAGCACCGTCGACTATAACTGCAACTGCCTCTTCAAAGCCGCTACGATAAAAAGCCATACCTGCATGCATCTTGTGGTGATACATTGCCATATCAATAACTTGAGGATGGCGTCCGTATTCGTCAAGCGCCAATTTATCAATTAACCCTACTTTTCTTGCAAGTCCACTGTAAACATCTTCTCCAGTGTAATCTAGTTTTCCAGCAGTAGCAGACAATGGAGTTGTATGCGAAATACAAAGAAAATCTATTTTATCTGTATACTCTTTAATTTTAAGCATACTTGCTAAAGGACCGCCGTCGTATTTTGAACGGGTGAGTCTTTCTTCCTCAATACTGAACACAATTTCGCCGTCTTTTAAAAGACATACTCCTGCATTGTGTCCTCTAGCAATACCAGCAATCCACGTATGTTTTTTCATTTTAATATCCTCTATATCTTTTATCGTAAGCATCTAATTCAAACTCTAACACGTCACCAAACATTTGTAAATCTGGAATATTCGTTCGAGCTTCTCGGCATATTTCAAGCCATTCTATTTGTTTTAATGTTAATTTATTATTCGGCATATTTAAACTCGGCTTAACTACATTATATAACCAATCAATGCCCAAGTTAGGTGACGGATGTGGATCCGTCCAAGTTTTTTTACTTTCACCAACATCCCATGTATATAACTCTTCTTTATTTTTCCAGGTGTAACATCCTATAGGCTCAAGCCAGTTTGGCTCATTCCATACTTTCTTATAAGGAAGAAATAACTCGTGATCCCACAAGCTATCAGATGTTAAAGAATTAATTTCTCCGTATCCTCCAGGATTTATTGTAAAATCCGTTCCTAGCTTTTCAAACTCTCCTATACTAGTCATTTTCCAATTGCATTTTTTAGATTTAACAAGCTCTAGTGTAGAATAAATTGCATTTAAAGACAGCATTATATACGAATTTTCATCGAAAAAAGTGTCTAACCATTTTTTATCATACAGTTCTAAATTAGTATAACCAAATATGCTTCCTTTGGTTTTCCATCCGTTTGCTGCATCTCTATCTGTTTCTTCTTTGAACAAATGATAATCATGTCTAATATGGCTTGTCCATTGTATAATCACAGTATCTTCATTAGTAATATTATTTTTTACAAAACACTCAGCTACTCTATTAGCAATAGCAACATTGCCAATACCCGGGACGCCCCAATTTTCAAAATAATCAAATTCTAATCCAAGAAAATCTGCCCAAGTTGGCCAAGCATAATTAGTAAAACTACATCCGAATGTAAACAGCCTTGACATATTATTTCTTTTTATCGGCTTTCTTTTTATCAGACATTGAATCTTTTACAGTAGAAATAATAACCTCTTCGACCTTATCGTTCATTGCCATAATGCCTTCATTCATTCTGTCTGTATACTCGTCTTGTGTAATACGAATAGGACTGTAAATTCTAGCACCTTCGCCCATATCCAATACATTAAATGGTTTATGATCTGGATACGATACATTTTCTTTAAATGTACTTCCGACGACAACAGTTGCAGGTATATCTAAAGAATATGCTAAATGCTGTCCAACACTATCACAACCCAGGAAGTGGTCTGATTGACTAATGATTGCAGTCCATGTTCTTAAATCAATATTTTGCGGGATTGCGATTGGCTGTGTTATTCCATGTTTTTGAAATTCAATTGCAATTTCACCCATAAAAATTATAGCATACTCCTTGGATAGTTCTTTAACAAGATTAACAACAGTTTCTGGTTCAAAGCTTCTTCCACTAAAGTCTGTAATCATTCCATTGTCATTTACAACACCTCGGCCAAACGGTTGAAATACTACAGCTTTATCTTTTCCTGTTTTTTCTTTTACTTCTCGTACTACTTGTGCTGCGGAAAGTTTTTCTTGCTTGCTTAATCTAATAGTAGGTTTGGGCAAATCTCTTACACCTTTATTGTTTATTTCAATATCGTATGCTTGTGATAGATTTGCTTTTTGGTTATAATATTCCCAAACTCTGTAAGGTTCTGGACTTACTAGTTCCATATCTTTTAGTTTATCTTCAAACAAGTTTTTATGCCACACATCATATGCTTTAGCATGTAAAACCGGGTGTCCTTTGTAAAAATCAGTGCCGCCTTCGCAAACAATAAGGAAGTCGTTGTCTGGATTTTCTTCGTGAAATTTTTCTAATGCGGGTATAGAGCACACTACTCTTCCTGCGCCGCCATTAATAAAAAATGCTTTATTTCTTGACATATATAAAGTCCTATCTAAGTTATGTATGCATTTATTTATTAGTAGGATGTATGCTGAATGGACCAAACTGAACTCAAAAAAAAAGGCGCACCTAGCGCCTTTTTTAGTAACAGTAGTTGAGTATTAATCTGGAAGATTATCTAACGCAGAAGAATGCCCGTCTACTCTGTCGACGTTTTCGATAGGATTTCTAATTATTGTAATCTTATGCGGAGCAACTGTTGCAATTTTTGACATATCAATTGTTGCACCTGATCCATTGCTAGAGTCTGATGTATAAAACACATTTGTGTACGAACCTGCTTCTTTATGATAGTTGTAACAGTGTTTCGAAGATGAAGTAAATGCAGTAATTGCTCCGGAGTCATCTACCTCTGAAACAGTAAGTAGAATATCTGCTGCATTAGTATTATTTTTAAATGCAGGATCTGATAGTAAAATACTGTCTCCTACAGCATATCCAGATCCAGCATTATCCAATGTAATATCCCAAGCGGCACCGCAGGTTGTAGGCAAATTTCTCAAATATTTTTTAAACTTAGCTACTTTGTTATATACCGATTCTGGTAAATCTTCTGACAGACTGCGATCCGCATTATTCAATAAATTGTTTCTGTAGTTAATAAATGTTTCCCAATCCATTATTGGAGCCTTCCAAGGAAACGGTTTAACAAAACTCTCAGTGTCAGGATTATATACTATTTCAGTAACTTCGTAAACGTGATCTGGCAACATTGGATCATTTCTAACATAAGGAATTGCAGATCCTGGAACTTCTTCGCTAACTGTTGACAGCGTGTCAATATCAAAATTACCGTCAGCTGGTAGTAGAGCGCAAATTAAAGTTTCTTCATTGCAGTCAATTCTAACAGCATATTGGCCGTCATCTTGATTATTGAATTCACCATTATCCCATTGTTCTTCTGGAATAGTTGCATTAACCATTTTATTTGTTGTACTATCAAATACCACATATTTGTATGCAGGACCTGAATACGTCATTGTTGCTTTAGTAAGATCTACATTGGTTTGCGAATATTGATCGTCGGTTTGGTCGTATGTAAACTCTTTTGTTATATTTGTCATCATTGTTTCCTATTAGTAATACACCACATAAACCATGCCGCCGCCGCCATGCTCGCCGCCACAACATTGGTTATCGAACTTTGAAGCCGATAGACCGCCGCCTCCTGGGAACATTCCGCAGCCGCAGCCGCCGTGCCATGATCTGCAACCGCCCGGGCCAGCTCTAAACCCGCCAGCAGTAAATGGAGCATTTGCAGTTACTTGGTATCCGTTTCCGAAACAGTACTGATTGGGGTGTATACTACCGTTTGTTCCACCTACATGAAAATCTGGTGTTGCGTTGCCGTCGGAGGTGCCGTATGTGCCTAAACAGCAGAAACACATTGAACAACAATCATAGCAGTTGCCCATGAAAAAGCAGCGTCTATCGTATGCTGTATTCATACCACCACAAACGCATAGTTTCCAACTTGGACTGCCGCCGCCTCCGTTTGAACATATGTAAGATGAACAGCCGCAGCATCCACATTGCCAACTAGGATCAGTACATCTTCCTGAGCTTGCTGCACAGATTGTAAATGTATCTCCTGGATTTACGCTAACACTTTTAATAGCGTAACCGCCACTGCCTGCGCCTGGGCCTTGTTGACAACAACATACTCCTGCACCACTGCCGCCTCCGCTCCATATTTCAAATACTGCGTAGCTTTTTCCTGTTGGCACAGTCCACAAGCAACAGCATCCACCATTTGAACTACTTCTACTGCTGTTCCAAACACTGAATTCTCCTGGCTCAATAGGTGCGCCTTCTTCATATCCGAATAAATAATCTCTTAAATTTGCCATGTTATATTTTCCTTATGCGCCTGCTGTTGTTGAATAATAGATCGAAACCAAGCCACCGGCGCCCGGTGCTCCGCAGTTAAAGCCTGTAGAACTTGCTACAGCACTTGCGCCGCCGCCTCCTGGCCACATAGCACTGCCGCCTACACCATTTCCGCTAGTATGTGTGCAATAAGACATTGTAGGTCTGTTTCCGCCTAGTGTATAAGGAGCAGAAGGCATAAATCCGTATGCGTCTGCACCACACATTGGGCTTCCTTTTGCAGCGCCGTTTACTCCACATAACCCAAATGATCCACACCAAGAACCGCACTGATATTGTGCGCAAAATTGACAACTACAGTTAATTTGGAAATAACATCTTGTGCCGCCTGGTCCGCCACCTGCTGCACATACTTGAACTGCGCCGCCATTTATATTTACAAAGCTTGGGCTTCCTGTACAGCCAGTTCCGTTGTCGCGACTACAATATGTTGTTCCTGCTGCACATATAGTATATTCTTCGCCGCCAGTTAATCCAGTAATAATCTTTCTAGCATACGATCCAGAACCGCCAGGCCAGCCACTTCTACAGCAACAAGCACCTGCGCCTCCGCCGCCGCCTCCCCATAGTTCTATAGCAAACCATGAAGTACTGTCTGGTACAGTAAATAGACAACAAGCGCCGCCGTTATTTTGTGTTGTTTTATTAGCGTTAAAGATATGAACTTCATTAATATCTAAAGTTGTATCTTGAGATCCGCCAATTTGTAAAAGTGTTCTTAAGCCTGCCATGTTATTAATCCTCTGGGTGATCTGGCATGTTTACTTTCCATGCTTCGATTTCATTATCAGTACCGTAACCAAACGTAACTGGCAAATCTCTTAGTGCCTGTCTATAGTCTATCCAAGGTTGTTTGATTGAATCTGGCTGATCTGGTGATATCTTACCGTCTGTTGCAGTAAGTGCACCATTTCTCGAGTCGATTACATCATCCCATGTTACATAGGTTTCAATCATACTTCCTAAAACCCACGCAGTTCCATTGTGTACTAGGCCGTCTAAATCGTAAGTTTGGCTTAATGTAGCTGTAGTTTCATATGTACATTCGCTTCCATCCGGCAAAGTGTCAGTTGTTGTTGATGTATCTGCATAAGTTACATCGTATTCACGAATAATTGATATAATAACAGGATCGTCTGCTGCTACAACTTCAACTTTGCGTAATCCTTCAGGTACTGGTACATCTGCTCCGTCATCTTCACTAGTTAACGGAGGCTGTTCTCGTGATATCAATCCAGTATCGTTATCTACAAACTGCCAAATTCTATCTGGCCCTGTGTATGATGCAGATGCTGTTCTATTTAAACTAGTGGTCGTTGCATACAACTTGTCTGCAATATCATAAGTAAAACTTACTGTTGTTTCTGTAATTGGTGTTGGCATTTTAATTCCTCTTATGTGTATGTTATTTTAACAAATCCGGCTGCGCCGTGCTGACCATGGCAACGTCCATCGCTACAAGCTCTTCCTGATGTGCCGCCGCCTGCTGGCCATGATGGCACTGAACACATATGATAAGGTCCACTTCCGGCCGGTTCTTTAGCACAGAACGAAGCAGTTTTTCTTTCTGCGCCTACGCCTCCAGCAGTGATCATGTGTATGTCATTGTTACAGTGGCAGCTAACAAAACTTATTCCGCCAGTGCCATCCATAACTATGTCGCCAAGTCCTGTTCCAGACAGTAGGCCCCAGCAACAGATATATCCGTAACAAAAACCCCCTCGTGTCATTTGACTACAACCGCCTGTGCCACCAATGGCACATCCAATTGTACTTCCTGCTGTGATGTCAAACACATAGCTTGGATTAGATCTGCCAATGATTCCGCAGCATCCTCCACAGTCAGTTGATCCGCCTGCGCATATTCTATATTGACATCCTTCTGTTGTAGCTATTGTTTTAAGTGCATAAGAGCCGCCTGTTGCCATAGTTCCTGCACGCTCACAGCATCTTGCTCCAGCTCCGCCGCCGCCTGCGCCGTACATTTCAAATGTAACACTGGTTGTGCCTGCAGGGGCTGTCCATAAACAACAGCATCCGCCGTTGCTTGCTCCAGTGTCAGTATCTCGGACGTAAAAAACCCTATTCGGATTGCCGATCGGCTGCGGTGCTAAATCTGATAGTAGTGTGCGTAAACTTGGCATATTAGCTTCCTGAAATTACCCATCCATATGTTGCTCCTGAATATACTAAAACAGGTGCAGCATTGTTGATGTCGATTGTTAAATTTTCTGCGGTGCCTTGTATATTGGCTCCATTTCTTGCTACTGTAATTGCACTTGTGCCTGCGTTACCGGCGGCATCTAAAACTTGTACAGTATCGCCGACTAATGCATCTGCTGCCGCCGGTAATGTAATTGTAATTCCACCCGACGTACATAGTACTCTGTCATTGGTAACAGCTTGATAACTGGTCCCTGTAGTGACAGTAGTAGTAGCATAAGTCAGTGTACTTGTGATATATCTTCCCATAAGAGTTCTTCCTTTGTTACTTGTATTTATGCAGTTGTTTCAATTCCAAACGCTACAACACTTACGTTTGCTTGCGAGGAACGCACAACTATTTTCTGACTTGCACCTAGTACTATACCAGTGCGTTCTAATATGTTTTTTGGCAGTAATTCTGTTTCGAATTCTATATACTCACCAAGTGTTGGTGTATCAAGATCTGCTATAGCAACATTTATTACTGTAGGCTGTGTGCCTCTGTTTACAATATTTAAACTTGCCACAGTATAAATATCTGCGGGCGTTTCGTAAACTGTTGTATTTGTGCCTGCTGCGAGATCTGCTCCTGCTAGTCTACCTGTGGCCATTTTTTATTTCTCCGTTACTGTTGTAAAAAGTAATTCATTGCAACTGGTGAGCCACTAACTCCGCCAGTGTAATTTACCTTCTGTAATATATTTATCTGATCGCCTGTCGTTGTTGTTATTTCCTGCCCACTAATTAATACCGAGCCAGCAGTAATGCTGTTAACATTAAGTTCGCCAGCGCCGCCACCAATTTGTGAAGCAATATAGGTTTTAATTGCTTTTTGTGTTGGAACAATGTTATCACTATTAGCTGTAAACGTTCCGTCTACACTAAATTCAGTAATAGTTGCTCCAGTACCACCAAGTTCGACTGCACCCAATGATAGTTCGTTTAGTCCACTAATATTAAATGCATCAGCATTTAGTGTAGCGACCCCTGTTGCCTGTTCAACGTTAAACAAACGTCCAACACGGAAGTTACCATCTTGGTCTGTACTGGTGTAGAATACTCGACCGCCGCCGCCAACAACAGTTTCTTTTTCGGGGTCAACTGGATTGGCTGGAATTCCTGGATAATTGGTGTCTCCAAAATTACCAGTACCAATATCTAGGAAATCGTGTCCTGTTAATCGTACTTGTGAATAGCGTATACGCATTGTAATATCACTATCGTGTTCTACAGCCTCACTAACAGTTATTTCTGGACTTAGTTGAAGTTGTGCTGAATACGGACCAGTACCTATTAAATCTCGAACGTTGACTAGTTTATAATATTCGCCGGGAATTCCAGAAAATTCAATATTTGATCCAGGAAGTGGCTTTTCTGATAAATTTGTAACTCTAACTAGCGTACCTGGTTGATATAAATCAGCATGTCCGTCACCTGTGATATCACAAGTAGCAGTGACAAATCCTGCGCCTCTGTTGGTCCAAGTAGGCTGTGCTAGAACACCGTTACCTATTCTAACAGTATGCGGAGCATCTGCTGTATTATTTGGATCAGTAAAGGTCATTACTGGAGCACTATTGTACCCTGTGCCTGGATCCCAGATAGTTATTTGAGTAATTGCTCCATCTGAAACAATTGCTCTCCCTTTTGCTGTGTCTGCATATAATCCACTAGGCGGTGCAGCAAATGTAATTCTAGGTTCAATACTGTAATTTGTAGTATCATTTAGTGCTGCTTCTATTGCAAGACCTGTAACATGATCCCATCCAGCTGTATCGTCACTCATTTTCTTAACGGTGGCAACCTTTGTTCCATTATTATATGTGTCAATGTACCCATACTGTCCTGCGCCGACACCTGCTGTTAAGTAAATCGCCATTCCTACATATTGACTGCTTAATCTTCCATCTGTGTTAGAAAGAGTAATACTTGTTGCATTACCAAGCTGTGCAACGTTTTGTGCATCAAGATATCCTTCGCCGCCTCTGTCGTCTGCCGGATCTGTAAGCCTAACTTCAAATACGCCGCCATTAACTGTTTGTGCATTATCAACTTCTGCTCCAAATCCTTCACCAGTAACAGTAAACTGAGTTGCATCGCCGATAGTAGCAACATCAAATGTTAAATCAGGTGCGCTGCCGCCGCCAAGTAAACTATCAGAAATTGTAATAACATCTGCTACTACGTGTCCGCTGCCGCCTTTGTTAACAATTACAGTAGCTAAACCAAACTCGTCAACAATAATATCAAAGTCTTGACCTGTTCCACTTCCTGATGACGAACCAGACACATTATAATATGTTCCTTCTGTTCTGTCACCGTCTGCTGCGCCGACGTTTTCAATGGTTAAAAGTGCATCAGTGGCTGTAGTATAGTCGCTTCCTGCATTAGCATATTCAAGTGTTAATACATTATTTCCATCAGTAAGTACGCGGTGAACTACCGCATCAAAGAATTGGTTAGTTACTTTACCGGTAATTGGAATCTCTGTTTCGTCAACGCCTTCAGCTACTGTACCAAATGTACCATAAGAACTGTTACCGTTGGTAGCACGAATCTTACCACCATTTTCAGCTAGGTATCCAATATGTCCATAATATGAGAACACAGAAACAAGTTCTGTTCTACCTAGGTTTGTACACCATACACCAATACCATCTGATATAATTTGTGTAAAGTCGTTGGCAACAATCGAGTCATTACCTCCATCGTGTAAGTCGCCGTCAATTTTACAACCAATACAGCCTGTACCAAATGTAGATACGTTTTGTACATATGGTGACTTATTGATAATCCATGCATCGACATGTGCTGGACCCCATCCTGGATCAAGACTTACAAACGCACCTGCTGATGGACGCTTGGTTCCGTATATATTATCTGCTCCTAATGTACCCGATAGTCCGGTTACTGTGCAGTTGCGTAGACCTGTACCATTACGCATGTAGAACATGTCTTCTAGTGTACTTCCGCCTACAGCATTTACATAATAACGTGCATATAATAAAGATTTGTAATTTCCTGTGTAAATTAAATCATATTTAATTGCATCGATATATCTGTTTACATCTCTACGACATTTATCTTCGTCGTATGTATATGCAGGATAAGTATCAGCAATATAAGCAATAGCTTCTTCTACTAAGAAATTTCTGTTTGCTTCAATTGACTCAACAGCATAAGTGTAATCTGTTGTAGTGTTTGGATCATTCGAACCATACGACACAGGAACTGTACTATCTCCCGATGCACCATTAACTCCATGGTCAATATAATCATAAATCTGCTGCCATAATTCTGTTGCAAAGGTTCCTGCTGCTGCACTTCCTACTGGACTTGTAGTAACTGGATCCTCAGCATTTCCAGTAGTTTTAGTAACAGTACCCGGCGCGGTAACAATTGCAGATGTAATAGTTTTTAATCTATCAATTGCATCTAACGTATACGGTGTATCTGCACTATCTACTAGTGAAGCTGCCGGAGAAATACGTGTTGAACGCAATTCATCTCCTATAACTGCTGTATTTTCAGGAACAATAATTGGTAATACTTCACTAAAGTTACCTGTTTTAACAAATATACTAGTTTGCGGTTTAACTTCTGCTGGAACATTTCCAGTGTTGCCTTCTGTAATTGCATTAGTAACTATTGCTGTTAATGTTGTTACAGTTGTTAGTGCATCTACTTCTTCTACGAATGCAGAATTAGTATACTGGTTTAAACTGCCGCGTACTGTTGCTGGAGCAAGATTTGACATAACTGCATCTGCAAGAGTAACAATATATCCAAGAGCACCTGCTGTTTGTGTAGGATTATCTGCAAGGTACGTATCACCAGCTGCGTTAAAATAAGCTAGTGCTGCTGCTCTTGAGCGCTCATTACCACCGTGTGACAAATCCCATATAACTGCATCTAATACTTGTCCTGTGTCTCTGCGACACGATGCTTCGAGATATGAAAGATCTAAAGTCATTGAACCTGTTGCGTCAGATAGTGCAAGTATGGCGCCGCCTTTTGTTGCTGATACTGTAAATGTAGTTGCATCAAGAACAGTGTTTACAAAGTATTCTGTATCAGCAACAATATTGCCAAAAGTTGTACCTGTAAATTTAACTGCTGTTTCTCCTGCTACTAACCAACTAGTATCAGTTATTGTAATAGCATCTGTTGATGCTGTAGTAGCAGTAGCAGTATCTGTGTAAGTTGCTTTGATATATTCAATAACTTCATCTTGTATAAAGCTTCTGTTTCTTTCTAAAAGACTTTTAGCATTATATCTAATTGCACCCGCTTGTACTTGTTCAGTTGCATAACGTATTGTTTTCCAAGGACGGTCTAATGTAACGCCATAACTAGGTGCTGGATCATCAACCCCTCCATTAGTTTCTACATAAAATACATTGTTGATTGCACCAAAACTTGTCCATTCTGGAGCGTCGGCTGCATCATTGACTTTAAGCACTTGGCCTGGTGTCCCGACTGGCAATCTAGTTGCGCCAGCGCCGCCGTAGTAAACTAGATCACCTTCAGTAGTTAAATTTCCTGATTCTGCGCCTGCTACTAACAGATTCCATTCACTACCGTCTACATCTTGGTCTGGTCTGTTTTGTGCTGTAATTTCGTCTGAAGTATGAGCAAGTATACAGATATAACTGTTTACTCCATGCTGTACACTATCGCCTGCATCGTAGAAAGTTGCATCGGTCCAGTCGCCTTTCCACTCAACACCTTCGTTTAAGCGCTGCCAGTATAGAGGATTGGGCGGACGGAATCCTTCGTGCTTTAGAATACAAAGATATGTATATCCGCCTAAACGAATTACATCACCTTCTATATATTCTGCTGTAGCACTATCATCTTCGTAATCGCCTAAAAAGCGGAATCCTGTAGTAAATAGATCCCAATCACTATCGTTATCACTAGGCTTTAATCCACTGTTATTTGTAATAGAAACATAACTATAGCCTCCATAGGTTACAAAATCTCCAGGCTGATAACTAGCATAAGCATCCCAGCTATCTTCAAATTCTAGTCCTTCAACAAATTGCGCCCAATTAGATTCATCTGTTGCCAAACTGGTTGTACTAGTATGTTGTGTTGTACAAATCCATACACCACCGCCGTATTTTACAACATCATTAATTTTATAGCGTGTAGAACCTTCCCAGTCTGACTTGTATTCGATACCTTTGTGTAGATAATCCCATTTAGATTGATCTGTTTCTAGACCGTCGGCATCTGATACTGCACTGGTATGGCCCTGATTACAAATATATAAGGTGCCGCCGTAGCGCACAATATCATTTACTCTATAACGTGTACTAGTATTCCAAATATCTGTCCAATAAAACCCTTCACTGAATATATTCCATTTAGATTGATCTGCTTCTAGACCGTCGGAGAGTGTTCCAGAACTGGTATGATCTTCTATACAAATGTATACAGTGCCATTATATTTTGCAATATCATTTACTTTATAACGAGTACCAATTTCCCAATCGGCTTTGTAATCAAATCCTTCAGCAAACAAGTCCCACTTGCTAATAACTTCACTAATTGTAAATGTTAAATCAGCAGCTCCGCCGCCGCCTATAGCTGCATCAGAAATTGTTATTACTTCGCCAACAACATATCCGTCGCCTGGCGCATTGAGTGTAATAGTTGCGCCACCACCGGACACAACTACAACATCAACAGTTAAACCTTTGCCGAGTTGATTACTAGATGTAGCTACACCAGTATATGTTCCAAGTGTTCTGCTTAAATCTGGAGCGTCCGTAGTTGTTATTGCTGTAGTTGTACCTTGCTCAAATTCTAATCCTAAGTCAGAATCAAATGTACTAGTGTGTGCAGTATTTGCAATATATAAATATCCGCCGTACTTTACAATATCATTTACTTTATAGTAATTTTGTATGCCCCAGTCGCCTTTCCATACAACACCATCTGAAATTTTATTCCAGTAGGTTGATTGTTCGTCTGTAAACAATGTCGGAGCAGTATGGCCTGCAATACAAACATATGTGTTTCCGCCGTTGCGAACAATATCGTCTTTGTAGTAGACTGTGGAAGCTGCCCAATCGCCCTTCCAAATAAATCTAATTCTACCTAATTTAAACTCTGCCATTTAAAAACTCCGCTCTATTTAATATATTTATCATATCCATCTTTATTATATTCCAAAGTATTGTATGGTCAACATACCGCCATCGATACCGCCGATTTGATTTACAGGTACAGGAATATTAATTTGATTGTCTGAAGTAGTTGTAATATTATTTCCACTAACTTTAACTTGTCCAGCAATTAATGAGTTAGTCAGTGCATCTGCACCACCACTACTAATTCTACTTTCTAAGTAACTAAGAATTGCTGCTTGAGTAGGTACAATATTATTTGAATTCGCTACAAACGTTCCATCTTTACTAAATTCTCGAATAACAACAGCACTTCCGCCTACTTGGATACCGCCTAGTGATAATTCTGAAAGCCCGCCGAGCTCGAATAAATCTGCATTAACTGTAACAGTACCTGATGCCTGTTCAACTGCAAATAATTCTCCAACTCTAAAGTTACCGTCTTGGTCTGTACTTGTGTAGAAAACTCTGCCGCCGCCAAAGTCAGCAGTTTCATTAAACGGCTGTCTTGGATTTTCTGGATCTTCTCCTTCTAAATATAAATTAGGATATCTAGTACTAGTAGTATTACCAGTACCAATATCTAAGAAGTCGTGTCCTGTTAAACGGACTTGGCTGTACTGTTCTCTTATAATCAGTGTCTCTTCGTGATCGGGAGAGTTTTGATTAGTAAGCGGAGGACTAATATTAACTGTTAAATCTAAATTAGGCGCTATTCCAGACTCTGATACAACAGTAGTTAATCTATATGTACGATCATCGATGCCGTTAATAACAACGTTTGCTCCAGGACCTGGTACACGAGTAACATTTTTAAGTTTTACTGTTTTTCCAATTTGGAAAATATCTGCGAATCCGTCACCGGTAATAGTCGATGTTGCTGTAATATATCCTTCGCCTCTGTTAGTAAACATTGGTTGTGTAAGAACTCCGTCATTTATTCTTACAGAATATTCTGCATATATCGTACTTTCGGGATCAAAAATAGTTACTAGTGGTGTAGTATTATAATTGCTTCCAGGATTGTAAATAATAAAATCTTGCAATCTACTAGAAGATACGTTAACTCTAGCAAATGCAGTCGAACCAACTTCTACAGTATCCCAATCAGGGCCGTTTGCAACAGCAATCCAATTTTTAGTATTTGGCATATATTCCATTTGACCCCATACTCTATTGTCAGACAATGCATACGTTGTACTATCACTAGTAAATGTTTTCCATACATTGCCATCGTCAGTTTTTGCAAATTTATTAGATGTGCCAGTTGCAATAAAAATTCCAGCGCCGTACGAAATAGTATCGTATGTATCGTCACTTTCAATAACACTTTCGTACCATGTAATTCCATCAAAGCTATAAGCAGTTTTATTGTTTGATCCTAATGCAACAAATCTATTATTTCCGTATGTAACTTTCCAGTCACTTGGTGAAATTGCTAAGGATGTAGTAGTCCAGGAAGATCCAGAATCTTCTGAATATGCTACGTCTCCTGTACTACTAACAATAATAAACTTGTTATTACCGTATGCAGACGACCCTGCAACGCCAGTAGCAGACGAGTAATTAGCACCGTGGTCTGACGAGTAACTCACGCTACCGTCATCTAGAACTAATATAACTTTGCCTGCGCCGTCTGATGCTATACTTACATAATTTGTAGAAGCAGCACTAGACTCAACAAAGTCATTGAGCGCACCACTTTGTGAAGTATAATAATATGTACTGTCTCCAACAATTATAAATTCTTGTCCAGTATATATTGCTCCTAATGCAGATGTACCTGTTCTTAAAAAGCTAGAATTACTCGTCCAAGTAGCGCCTGCGTTTATACTATAAGCATGCGTTTCTCCTAAATCTGTAGGAACAACAAGAATTTTTTGATCTTTATCTGATACAATAAATTTGTAAGTATTAGAGCTTAGTCCAGTGCCTAAAGGTGTTGCACTAAAATTAGGATCGTCAACTACTACTGCCGGTTCGATTTTATATCTAGTTGTGGCATCTAAAACATTTGCAATCGGCCAACCTGGATATATATGATCCCATCCACTTGCTCCGTCAGATTCTCTACTAACTATTGCAATTTTTGTTAATGGATCGTATCCAGTGATATAAGCATATTGCCCTACCCCTGCGCCGCTGTCTAGAAATATTCTCATACCAACATATTTTTCTGCTGTTCCTGTTTCATCAGATGCTGCTAGTGTAATTTGTGTTGAATTTCCAGACTGAGCGCTATTCAATAGGTATTGATAATTTAAGCCTCCAGGTGTACTTGAATCTGCTGGATCGATTAATCTAATTTGGCTTAGAGAATTTTGTCTAAATTCTCCGTATTCAGCTGTTGCATTAATGCCCGGTCCAGCTATAGTAGAAGTTGCCGAAGTGTAACTTTGTCCAGCATGTGAATATCCCATTCCGAGAATCTGAGTACCGTCTGTATGTACAACATGTACTAATGATTCTTGTGTTCTATTATCTATTTCTGCTGTAATTGGAGTTTCTGTTTCGTCAAAACCTTCTGCAACTGATCCAAATGAACCATATGAATTGTTACCATTTGTTGCACGTAAAATTCCGCCGTTCTCAGACAAATATCCAATATGACAGAAATACGTAAACACAGATACAAGCTCTGAACGTCCGCCGTTAAGTGCCCAGTATCCGATTCCGTCACTTAATACTTGAGTGAAATCGTTTGCAACTGCTGACTTATTGCCGCCGTTGTGTAGCGATCCGTCAAGTTTCATACCAATACATCCAGTACCGAATGTGGTTACATTTTGTACGTAGCACGATTTATTAATGATCCACACAGTTTCGTCATCTGGTCCAGCACCTGGATCGAGACTTACAAATGCACCTGCTGTCGGACGGCGTGTTAAATATTGATTTGGAGTTCCTAATGTGCCTGATAATCCTTGAAGTGTCATATTTCTAATTCCACTTCCGTTATTAACATAGAACATATTTCCTTGTTCGTATCCTATTGCCGGTTGTATTACTGTGCTTCTTAATTCGTCGCCACACAATGCACAATTTCTAGGAACCTTAATTGGAAGTTGTTCGCTATAAATTCCTGTTTTGATAAAAATAGTAGTGTTTACATTGTCAGTATCAATATTTGCAGAGATGTATTCGCATGCATACTTTACTGTTTTAAAAGGAGCATTAAGAGTTAAACCGCCGCCTTGTACGTCGAGGCCAGCTGGGCTTACAAAAAATACATTAGGTACTTCTTCAAAGTTTTCCCATGTAATACTGCCGTTAACAGCCTTTAAAAGGTTGCCAGGCTCTCCAATTGCAAATCTTGCAGTTTCAATATCGTCGTGTGTTCTTAAATCGCCGCGATTAGTTAATACATTACTAGCAGTACCTTGTATTAATAATCTCCAGTAATTTTCATTAGTATTTTCAAGATCGAGATCAGGACGACTATCGCTTTCGGTTCCTAAATGTCTTGATATACAAATATACGTTGTTCCTGCATATGTTACAACATCACCCAAGTGATATTCAATGTTGTCAACCCAATAATTTTTCCATTTGCGTCCTGTTACAAGAATTTGCCATTTTGTGTTGTCCGAATCTGGATTAATTGCAGCACTATCAGCAATTGCAATATATAAATATCCTTGATCTCTTACTACATCTCCTGTTTTATAAGATGTTGCAGATACCCAATCTCCTAAATGACGATATCCTTCTTTAAGTAATTCCCATTCGCCAGTGTCTTGGAGCAGTCCGTTAACACTAGGCACACTGTCAGTGTTATTTTGTAAGGCAGTATAAGCATATCCGCCGTATACAACAATATCTCCCTTGTTGTATTCAACGTCATTAACCCATATAGTGTCAAACTCTAGACCTGGAACATAAATTTCCCAACTTGATTGATCACTTCTTAGACTGGTTCCAGAAGAATGACCTACTATTGCTCTCCATAGCGACCCGCCGTATTTTACAACATCATATTTTTTATATCGATATTCAGTAACCCAGTTTCCTGTATATTCAATACCTTCTAAAAATATTTCCCATTTAGATTGATCTTCTTCTAGTCCGTCATCAGCATCGGCAGCACTATTGTGTCCTTCTATACATCTATAACTGATAGCACCATATTTGACGATATCGTCAACTGCATATCTAGTATCAATGGTCCAATCTGTTCTCCAATTATCACTTCTAGTAACAATTGACCATTTCGATTGATCGTCTTCTAGTCCTAACGCATAAGAATCGGCAGCAACATGCTTTTCAATACAAATATATGTTATGCCATTATAAATTACAACATCGCCTAAATTATAATACTGCGGTGTACCTAGGTCTTCTCCATCAGGAGCAATACTAGGTGTCCACGTATTAAGCCAATTGTATGTTGTAGCTACAATGGTCCATTTCAAAACATCTTGTATTAGAGCCTGAGATCTAATATTTGTAGATTCGTGTTCTTCGATACACTGATAAACATACCCACTATACTTAATTATGTCTCCGAGATGATAGTATGTAGTAAATTGCCAATCACCTCTCCATTGATTACCGTCAAACATTAATTCCCAACGTGTGTTGGGTGCTTCTAAGTTCAAGTCTGGATAGATTTTATTCGAATTAGATTCGTGACCAATCAAACATACGTATGACTTTCCTTCAAAACGAACAATATCGTCTTTAACATACTGTGTTGATATTGTCCAGTCGCCTTTCCATCTAAATCTAATTCTATCTAAATTAAAATCTGCCATTTTCTTCTCTCTTATAATCCGTTAGATGATGAATTTTCATCATATATATAATTGTGATTTATTCTTGCTATTAACTCGCCTTCATCATTTACATAGTAAGAAATATTCCTATCATCCCAGCGGAACTGCTCGTAATTTAAGTTTTCATAAACTAGGTCATGATTTACATCGCGACCTTCGTAAAAGTCTTGCCCTTGTTCAAAACTAGGATAATTTTGAACCGGATCTCCGGGTTTATTGATCATTATAGTATCTGTTGCTTTCATTTGATCCAGCTTGCCAATAAACAATTCTCCTTGGTCTGTTCTACGCAGACCATAGAAAAATCTATCTTGTACTGCATTTTGCATGTGATCTGGAGTAAATCCTGTGTAATTTGCTGACATTTTTTTATTCCTTATACAATATCTACGTAACTAATAACTGCATCTAATGCTTCATCTTGATCAGCTACTAAATAAAGTTCATTAGTAGGAGCAAGAATTAATTTTTCTCCTGCTGCAAGAGCGTGCAGACTGCTATTAGGCGGCACCATAACATCTTTCATAAAGTAACCTTCGACACTAGTATCATCATGTATTAGCACACTTGCATAAACTACAAAGTCTGTTAGATTAGCTAAGTTAAGACCTATAATTGTCGAACGTGTAGCTGCGTCTGTTTCTAGTGCAAGTATAGGAATAGGTCCTACTTCTTTTACTACCTTATTTTTAAATTGTGTTGCCATCTGTTTATCCTAATGTTAATACGTATTCAATTGCTAAGTCTTCCGCTGCTGCAAAACTAATTGACCCTGTTGCACCTGCAACTGAAACCCAGCTAAATCCGTCCCATATTTCTAAATATCGTTGTTCTGTGTTATAACGCACCATCCCAGTTTCTCTGTATGCTGCGGCTGGACGTTGTACGTTTGATCCTACTGGAACAATAAATCCGTTGTTGCCTTCGATTTTAAAATAACCGCTTCCTTGTTGTTCAAAATTAAGTACTCCATCTATCTCAGTATTGGTTATCGTAGAACCTTTAAATGCAATATTATCAATAATTACAGAACCTGTGCCATTTGCACTGAGTGTTAAGTCGGTATTTGTTGTTTCCGTTGTAATAACGTTACCGTCAATACTAATATCATCTACTTCAATTCTAGGTGTTTCTAGTTTATCTGCATCGATTGTTGTTACAACATTATCTTGTATATAGAATCTTATTACACCGTCATTAGCACCAGGGGTTAGTTCTGCTGTAATACGTGTATCTAAGTCTAAATCATAAACACCATTGAGTGCAATCCAGTTGCCGTCATATCCTTCATACAAGTTGGTTTCAGTATTATAACGAATCATACCAGTTGCTGGCGTTGGGCGACTTGCTGTATCTCCTTTGGGCAATTGTAGCGCACTTGTTGAATTGATTCTAACTGTGCCGCTGTCTGCGTCTAAGTTGATGTCTCCACTTAAACTTTCAATAGTATTGCCACTTAAACGTAAATTACCAGTATCAATCTTATCGCCAGTAATAGTTGTCTGACTACTGCCTGTGGTAATTGTTATGCCACTTGATGTGTTGATATTAAAAGTTGAACTACTAAAGTCTACAGTGCCGTCTTCTTGATTTACATAAAATAGATCGCCAACTCTAAAGTCGCCTTTGTGATCTACTGAACTAAATCTTATTTGTGCATTATTTGATTCGACAATTTCGTTTGCTTGAATTACATTGTTATCGTCGTTGTCAGTTTCTTTGCCTACGCCAATGTATGCTAAGTTTTGACTGATTAGATACATCAGCACACCTGGTCCGTCGCCTACAATGCCGTAGTTGCCGTAAACACACGCACTTGCAATTGAACGTACTTCGCCTCCGAATTCTGTTTGATCTGCTAGTGTAACAAAGTTAGCAGTTGCACCGTTGCTAAATCTTAAATCTTGTGAATTGGTAGTATCGTCAATGATTGTAGTCGAGCCATCTACTGCGTTATTAAAATGTAATAATAATTTAGTATCAGCGTCACTTGCAAACTCTGATGATGGTTGCACAAAGTTTGATGTGTATCTTGCTAGTCCTTTTGTAACTCTAAACTCGTCTATATATCCGTTTGTAAAGTCTGCACCGTTCCAAGTAGCACCTATTACTAAAGGTTTAGCAATATCGTAATCTGTTGAATCTACCCAAGGAGTACCTTGGCTTGCACCGTTTACAAATAATTTTGTAGTTCCTGCGCTACGACTAACTGCAATGTGATACCATGTGTTAACTAATAATGTAGGTCCAGTAATTCTATTTGCATTAAAAGAATAAAAATTAAGTTGTGCGCTTGAGTTAACATAAAGTACTGGAGCAACGTCTGTGCCTGCGCCTGCTCTAAAGTCAAATAAGTTATTTGTTACAGATACATCTGTAAGATAGAACCAACCTTCAACAGTATAATCGCCTGTGCCAAATCCGAAGTCGTTATTTGATGCAATACCAATATAATCAGTAGTTCCATTGAGCTCTAAACTACTAGCGCCAAACTTTTTAATTGTTGTGTCTGTAGTAGGAGTTCCGTACTTGGTTATTATTTTGCCGCCACGCTCTCCGGCAGTTTCTAATCCTGTTAAATTACCATCAACATAAAACTTCCCATCTGCATCTACACCGTTGATAGTACCTGTTGCAAGCACTGTTGTACCGTCTGTGTCGTAGTATGTAAAGGTGTTTCCGTTAGCGATAGTACCAGTTAGTCCGTCTACTCTAACTGCTGTCTGTCCAGTTCCTCGTAAGCCTGTAGAACCATCTACGCCGTATATGCCACGGTTAGCAAAGTATGTAAAGCTGTTTAGCCATTCTACTCTAGCGCCGTTAGTTACTGTAATAGCGTCTACGCCTGGGGTAATAAATGTAGCACTATGGAACAGCATGGTAGCTTCCAAGCTTGTAGCTGCTGCTACAGCGCCGTCTATGTACGCTCCGCGCCCTGCATCACCCTCGTCGAAACCTCTTGGATCTGCTGCGCTTGTAACGCTGCCTTGAGTAATAACACTGATGTTTCTAATGTAAGGTGAACGGTTGTTTCCTGATACTGTAAAGCCAGGAGCAAACTTAAATGCATATCCTGTGTAGAATCCTGAAATAGTTAAATCTTCAACTGTTGAGCCGCCATTCAATAAAAATGCATCATTACTGTTTGTAGCAACTGTTGGCGTAATATTAATACTACGTATGCTGTGGCCTTTTACAGTAACTCCTGTAGGCACAGTCATTGGAAATTCTTCTTGATAAACACCTGGATAAATGTGTATTGTATCACCACTAGTTGCTTGACTTAGTGCATACTTTAACGAACCGTACGGATCGTTAGGGTGATCACCTGTATAACTATCACTGCCGTTTTCAGCAACATAGTAAATGTTTCCTTGACGCAGTGCAATATCTACGCCGTCAACTTCTATCGAAGTTGTTCTAACTGTTCCAGCTGTCAGTGTTCGAGTGTATACATCTGACCATTGTTTGCCGCCAGATGCAGGATCACTTCCTAGTGCATACGTATTTGTTGCATCAGGAATAATGTCTGAATTAATTTCCGCATTAAATGTAATATTGTCAGTGTCAGCATCACCAATGGTAATATTGCCATCTGCTGTGATTGAGCCTGTTGCAGTAATATTTCCTGTTACATTAGTATCTGCAAATATTTCTACAGTGCCAGTACCGTTAGGCGAAAACTCTATATTTGTATTAGTTTCATTTGAACTAATAACATTATTTTCTAAATCTAAACTGTCAATTGTTAGACGATTTTGATAGATAACATTATCAGCTGCACCTAAATTAAGTGTGGGCTGATTTGTTGAAATTGTAGTTCCAGTGATATTAACATCACCGATATTAGCGAGTGTGCTAACTTCTAGTGCAGGTGCTCTAGTTGTACCAATTACATCTAAATCGTATTGAGGCGACGCATTGTTTATACCGATGCGGCTATTATTAACATCTAGATATAATAAGTCGTCCTCAAACGCAATATTTACTCCTTCACGAAGTAAGTTTGCCTTTAAGAGCGGACCCGATATGCGACCGATAGCCATCTCTTCTCCTCAATACGGGGATCCTGTCCCTCTAGCCAAATTCTCAGCCTTTCGGCTCTTTGCTGGTTAACCACAGTATGGACACACAAAACAATGGTCGCTGCTTTGCATTAATAGTATTTATCGTTTTTGAAGATTAACCCAGTACAAGGGTATAGATATCGACTAGTTCTTTTAAGATAGGTTCAGTAACTTCTTCGCCTTCGCCTGCTGCACGTTGCCATGCGCCGCCGTCAGATTCATTGTATACTTCTAGGAAACCTAAACCAGGCCCAGCTTCGGTAGAATACCTAGTTTCGCCAGTTACAGGTGAAACATTTCGTTGTGCATTGTCGCCAAACGGAATAACAAGTCCTGTGGTTCCGTTAAATTTCACATATCCTAATCCTGTTGTAGTAAGTGTTAGTAAATTATCACTAATATTAGAAAAATTATTTTCTTTTATTTCAATATCAAATATATCAACAACATTTGTTGCTGTAGTTCTTCTAAGTTCTAAATCTGAATTCGATAATGTTGTTGTGATTAGATTATTATCAAATAATACGTCACCTGTTGATAATCCATGTAAATTGGTACTGTTAAAATCTACTGAGCCAACTTGAATATCGTTTACTCTAATAATAATATTATTACTAGTATCGTGTGCATCAATGCTATCGACTCTATCACTTGAATATATGCCACCAAAACTTAAATTACCTGAACTATAACCTTCAAATAAATTTGTATCAGTATTGTATCTAATATCAGCAGTTTCGTTGTTTTGTTGAAGTGTAGTGCCTCGACTAATTATTAAACTTGCATTATTATCAGTATTAAACAATTCTGTTTGAGGACTTAGATTTAAATCTCCATCAAGTGTAGTAACAGTATTGCCAGTAATTCTTATATTACCTGTATCAACTCTTTCACCATCAATAAAAGTAATTTCTAAACCGTTGTTTACGTTTATACTTCCAATGCCGCTAAAGTCAATTGAGTTTGCATCAATGCTTGTTTCGCCTGTATCAAAGTCTACAAAGAACGCATCGCCTACACTAAATTTACCTTTTTGATCTGTACTGGTATGTACAATGCTTCCAGAATTTAATTCTGTTACTTCTTGACTTTTTATAGCAAGTGTGTTATCATTACTTGTGTCTTTACCTGTACCAATATAAGCGAAGTTATGTCCTATTAGATACATTAGCGTGTTAGCACCGTCTGCTTCTGCACCGTAGTTACCATACACATTTGCTGAGCCAATTGATCTCAGTTCTGCACCATAGCGTATTGATGCATCCGGCATTAGTTTGCCGCTTGCACCTTGTGTTGCATATAATCCTCTATTTGCAAAATATGTAAATGAATTTAACCATTCTACTCTTACGCCATTGGTCATTGTAATACAATCAACACCAGGCGTCATAAATGTACAACTGTGAAACAGCATACTAGCTTCTAGACTTGCACTGTCTAATGTTGCGCCGTCTATTAGTGCGCCTTTGCCCGCATCGCCTTGTGCAAAACCTCTTGGATCGTCTGCACTTGTAACACTACCTTTTGTAATTACAGTGACGTTTCTAATATAGGGAGAACGTGTGCTTACTAGTCCGCTGGCTGTGAACTGGAATGCATAGCCTGTATAGAAGTCTTTGATGGTTAAATTTTCAATAGTAACATCATCTTCTAAATAAAATGCACTATTACTTTGTGTAGCAACTGTTGGTTTGATTATTACATTTCGTATGTCTTCGCCAACTACATCAACATGTGACGGAACAGTTAGAGGAAATTCTTCTTCATACTCTCCAGGAAATATATGTATTACAGTTGGTCCTGATGTACTGCCATCCACTTGTGTAAGCGCATGTTTTAGTGTACGAAAGGCGCCATGCTGATGATCACCTACGTTAGTGTCACTTCCTAGTGTACTAACATAAAATGTATTGCCTTGTCTTCGTGCAAGACTTGAAGAGCCACTGCCGACTTCCAGAGTATCTAACACTACTACTTCACCATTTACTAAACTAGTGTAAATATCTAACCATTGTTTAGATGCTGATCCTAAGTCACTAGTATTAGTTTGATCTGGAACAATATCACTATTAACATCAGCCGCGAACGTAACATTATCTTCGTCATTATCACCCAGCGTAAAGTCACCACTTGTGGTAATATTTCCAGTTGCATGTAGTCCGCCTGTAATATTCCAGTTACTATTAATATTAACTGTACCGTTTCCGTTTGGACGTATTTCAATATTAGTATCAGTAGTAGTTGTACTAATTGTATTAAAGTCTATTTTTAAATCGTCAGTTGCTATAGCAGTAGCACTAATATTGGTTGCAGCATTAAAATTAATAAATCCATCGCCTCCTAGTGCTTCAATACGACTAGTATCAATTGTAAAATTTGCAATGTTATTGTAAGTTGATATTAAATTTGAAGATGCTAACGTATTAGGAATAGTTAGCGCATCAGAAGCAGCTTCTGTATTAATACCAATTTTAGCATTATTAACATCTAAGTGAAGTAACGCAGTGTCGCCGCTTGTATTTTTAAAGTTAAGATTGACGCCTTGACGTAATAGATTATCTTTTAATACCCCGCCGCCGATACGGCCATTCTGTGGTTCTGGCATGCCCTACTTCTCCTCTGACAATGTATTTATTTGTCTAGGTTATGAATTACTGTAACTGGTTTGCCTGTAGGCACTGGGCTTGTAAATTTAATCCACCAACCTGTGCCTGTTTCAGTATAAGGATGATTAGGTCCTTCTTCTGCGCCGCCTGAAGTAATTTCAGCAGTTTGATGTATTGTGTAGTTTGTGGTAGGTATTTGTACTACATTTTCAATTAATACAATAATATTATTAGCAGTTGCAGGCACAGGATAATCCGGGTCGTTACTTTGTAATTCGCCAAATACAGTTTCATCTGCTGCTATATTGCCTACGCCTAAGTTTTGCCAAACAACTCCAGGATCTTGGTTAGGTTCTTTAAAACGTACTTCTCTCCATGCGCCGTTTTGATATACTTCTAATTGTTCATCCGTTGTATTATATCGAACTTGTCCGACATTAGAACTAGTAGCTACGCCAACTTCGCCTGGACGTTCAGAAAGCGGTCCTACAGGAACAACCATAGCACGTTGACTGTCAACAATAACTTGATCGTCAATGTCGTATTGTACTCCTTTGCCTGTAATACTTCTTAAGTTAGTTGTTTGACGTTTTATTAGTCTCATTTTATACTTCCAAGTAACTCACGGTAGCAGCTAGATTAGTTAAGTCGCTTCCTATATCAGGTTCTGCTACAAATGCAATTTTATCGCCTTCTTCTAGTACAATTTTTTCATTGTCAAAAGTAAATGTTTCACCCGCAGGCAATGTTAAGTTATTGATAACTCGTGTTACTGAATTACTTAAACTGGAACTTTGTGGAATTAAATGCATATCAAATGATGCCGATGCCGATGCATCATTATTACAAACTAGAATATTTGTTATTGCATACGATTTACTTGCAGGAACAGTTACTATATCTAATTGTGTAGTTGTTAATTGTTGGTTTACTATAGCCATTTCTTATCCTTAAAACAGCATGCTAAACAGCAATGCTCTATTTTTACTTACTAATTCGTCTCTGTTGTCTTGATCGTTGGCAAAGAATATTCCCGATTTACCTGTGTACTCGTCTGCTACATAAATCTTAGTCCCATCTAAAGGATTAGGAGGTAATAAACTAGGATCATCGTCACTCGGTACTCTATTCAAATGCAGTGTGTCGTCTATTCTAATACTGCCAGTTCCTGATGATTTTAAAACTAAGTCTTCATTACTACTAATAGTTTCAATAGTAGATCCTGCAATTCTAATTTCATCAAATTCCCAACGATCTGCATACAGTTGGCTAACAGTGTTACCGTCAATTGCAAAAGTAATTACACTGTCAACGCCGGTATTTTCTTCGTCGTCAATTGTAATACTACTAACACTTAATACGCCGTCACCAATCTGACGCAAGAAAACGTTTGCAAAGTTAAATGCAATATAATCAACTACGGATTGCGTATTTGGGATAACATCTGCATTTGCAGCATCATATCCTGTTAGTTCTCCAAAACCGTCATATGTGAATACTTTTCTTTCATAATCAACTGTTGGATTTACTTGTAGTCTTCCAGCTCCTGCATCTAATAGTAAATTTTGACCGCCAGTATTAATTTCATTAGTTCTTAGAGACAATAAGTTACTGTTTTGGTCATAAACAATAAATCCACTTACATCTTCATCGTATCCAAAAAATGCATGCGGCAATGTCCCTCGATTTATTTCTAAACCAGCAAATGAGTCGAAACCTTGAATACCTGCTGAGTTTTCGTCTCCTCTATTAAGTTCAATTACTCTGTCTTCAATAGTTAGTTCAGCAGTATTAATGGTAGTAGTGTCGCCGCGTACTAGCAAATTACCCGAAATTTCAACAGTGCCTGTTTCAAAACCTGTATCCAAATAGATAGTGCCGCCTGTTTTTACAGTTACTTTATAATTTCCGTTTGGTACGTTTAGATACTTTGACATTTACTATTCCTTAAAAATGTGTAGGGGATTGCTCCCCTACACGTTTACTTTGCTTATTAATCAACTGGATCGTCTGACTCAAAGTCATCTGCGTCTGGTGCGCCGTCAACGTTGTCAATAGTTGCATCATCACCAGCTTCTTCTATTTCAACTGCACCGTCTGTTGTGCTGTCTGAGAAGTTCCAAGCAATGCTTGCGCCTGTGTCAAGTGTTACTTTGCGTCCTGCAATTTTAGTTACTTGACGCGGTGTTGCGCCATCATCTAAAACTGTAATTGTCATTTCGCCTGCTGCAACATCACCTGAAGCTTTGTCTACTAATACACAATCTTCTGTTGCTGTACCATCTGTGCAACGGAATTTTTTACTTCCAAGCTGCTTTACAATCCAGCCGTTTACTGAACCGGCGCCGTTGTGAAACTGTACTTTAATTTCGTCACCGCCTGCTGTAGGTGGTCCGAAGAATCTTTTATTAATTGGTCTTCCCATTTGTTTTCTCCTTTAAAACGTTCTAGGTTTACGCAGTGGGTCAGTTCTGCATAAGTCCGCGTTACACGGCACGATTTACGACATAAGTATTTATCAATTGTATAGATATAGATATGTAGTCGTAAAAATAGGCGCCGTAGCGCCTATTTTAGTTTTTACTAAAAAGTAAAACTTAGCTGAAGCTTACATTGCCATTAGTAATAGCAACATTGCCTAGGTAATCAGCTGCATTGCCTAGTGACGATGCAGTGTTATTCAACTCAACATATCCATAACGTGTCATGAACGATACTGTTGGTTCAAATGTACCTGGATCTAGTACAACGCCTGAGCTCATTAGTGGGATGTATGGGCAGTAGAATGCCGCTGCATCTGATTCACTTGAACCTTTGTAGCCGATTAGTACTGGTGCACTATCAGCAGCATATGTGTTTACATATACTTTCATTGCGTTGTTCAATGTACCAACCATTTTAGTGTTAGTTGGTGCTTCGAATGTACCTTCTGTTGTACGAGCGAACGCTGAAGTAGTTGCAGACTGTAGAATTGTAAGCGCGAATGGCGATACAACTGCCCAGTTACCTGCGCCACGACGTGTACGCTGTGCGATCAAGTTACTTACGCGGTTGATTTGAACTGCAAGTGCTGCATGCTCGTCACCGACAAAAGTAGCTGTACCTGATACTGCTGCTTGGTCATAAGTTTGTGCTGCTGCACCACTTAGTGTTTGAAGCGAACCAAGAACTTCTTGGTCAATCTCAGCAGTAATCTCTTGTGCAAGAGCTGCCATGATTTCTGCTTCAACGTCAATACCGTGCATAGACTGTGCGTCTTGTGCAGCTTCAAACGTCCAGCGAGCTGACAACTTACGTGTCTTAGCTTCAACTGTCTGCTTTAAGATCTGGATTGACATTTTACGTCCAGCTGCACCTTCAAGTGTTGCTGTACTGTCTGCTTTACCAGTGTTTGCACCTGAATACTGCTCAGCAATTTTGAATGGGCTTAGAGCTTCTTCGCCTGCTGTTGTTCCAGTAACGTCACCGTTAGCTGCAACTGTATCCGAGTAACGTACACGTAGTGTGTGAATTTGACCAACTGGGCCAGTCATTGGCTGTACGCCGACTAGTTCGTTAGCAATAACTGTTGGCATTACACGTCTGATAACTGGTAGGATAACACGGTTAAGTGTTGCTACGTTACCAGCAGATGTTGCGCCTGCTGTAGCACTCTCTGACAAGTACTTGCGTGTGTTTTCTAGTGTAGCTGCCATTACAGACTTCTTGTTGCCTTGCAGGCCTTCAAGAAGAGCAGTTTTGGTGTCTACCCAGCGTGATTCTAGTAGTTCTGACATCATTATCTCCTTAATTTAATCCAGCAAGACGACGTATATCTAATACATTTGATTCGTCTGCTTTAGTTGTCATTGGTTCCGTACGGTTGCCTGTTACTTCTTTGCCTTCAGTTAGTGGTGCCTTGCGCTTTGCTGGAGTATTTCCGTCGATAACCGATGGTAAGTACTTGTCGAAAGACTTTTGTAGTCTATCTGTCTGTACGGATTCCAGTAAGTCTGTCATAATCTCACGCTGGTCTTTGCCTAGTGGCGAAATCAACGAGTTCATAATCTTTTCTCTACGTGCTGATTCAACTAAACGTGATTTCTCTTTGTTTACTGATTCTGCAAGAGTTTTTGCTTTTGTAGCAAATGCCTTAGCTTCTGCTAGTTGCTTGTCTTTAGCAGCTAGTACGCCCATGAGTTTTGAAACTTCTGAATTTTCATTCAAGTGTGAAGTTGTATACTCGTTTGCAAATGCTTCAAATATTTTACGACCAAAGTCGTTTCTACGTGCTGTGTCAATATCTTCTTTAAGTGCAGTAATTTCACCTTTAAGTGATTTACCAACCATTTCAGATACTGCTGTAGCACTTCTTTCGATAAAGTCAGCTTTGACTTTTGCGAAGTGTGTTTTAGCTTCACGAACTAATTTTACTTTAGTTTCTGCTAAATCTTTTTTGTCTTCATTGAATTCTGCAATTTCACCTGCTAGAGACTCAACAACAAACTCTTCTAGCTTGGCATATGATTCAGCCATTGCTTTCTTGTCTGCTCTCAATTCTTTAATTTCAGCTGCTAAGTTTTCAGCAACGAAACCCTTTAGTAGATCTGCATTTTCACGTTGGGCAACAGCATATTTTGCTTTTGCTTCTGCTAGTTGCTTGCGGTCTTCTGCAAACTCTGCGATCTCTTCAGCAAGACGCTCAGATAGTAGTGAGTCAATAGCTTCAACCATAGTTGACTTATCGTGCTCATACTTTTCAGCAAATTCTTCGCGTAACTCAGCAGTTGCCTGCATTTTGTTTTCTTGAACTTTTGCTTCCCAAGCTTCTTCAATTTGTTCTCTAATCTCAGTTGAAACAACGTC